ATCAAAATCAATTGCTATTATCATATTTTAAATTTTAATTAAGTTTTAAAAAAGTCGAACGCATAACAGCCACTACAACGGATTTGGGCAATTGGCTTAATGGAAATTTGGTTTTGTATTTGGGATGATTTAGCAAATCCGAAATACTAGGCATTTTTACTCCCAAACCCGCTGTAGTGCCAGAACGTTATACCTCACCTTGGGAGCAACTTTGAGCCAAGATTTTTGCTGGTCTATAATATCCTTTTTTCATAAAAGAATCTATGTAAATTATCTCAACTCCTTTTTTTTTAGGTTGATTTCTAAAATGTCCGCTTACAGAAAAAGGATTTAAAACATTTATGCTTTCATCATAAAATGAATTAATAACTGTAACATCATTATTCTGTTCAGTAAATCCATATTTGCTTTTCACTTTAAACTTTACATTTTTGTTTTCAGAAACAAAAGTTTTATCTATAACCGAAGCCGTTTTTAAAAAAACTACTGATTTAATCGCTAAAAAAATAACATCTGATTTAGTTTTAAAATCTTCCTGCAATGCAGTTAAATAAGATTCGTTTTTAGACGCTTTTTCCAAATCTTTTAAGTAATCCGATGGTATTTTATTATTTTTAATGTGGTAAAGAGCATTTGCAGGAATAATAACTAATTCATTAAGAGGAAAGTTTATTATAGCACTTCCAATAATAGATTTTTCAAAACCACTATAATTTAAAGTTGCTTTTCCTATAGATTCATTTATTGTTGCTTTTGCAGAATTATCATCTCCATTAAATATAATTATCTTTATAGAGTTAATATCTACTGAAAAACAAAAACTTATATTTTCTTTCTCTAAAAAACAAAATGAAAATTCCTTGTTATGTTTTTCTCCTAAAAAAGACAGCGAACTCGGTTCTAATTTAGAAATATCCATTTTTAAAATTCTTTCAACCGTATTTTTTGTAAAAAAGAAATTTTCTTTTTTGTTTTTGTGTTTTAAATAATTCATAAAAACAGAAGATATTTGCTTGTCTGAAATTCCGTAATAAGGAGTTTTCAAAAATTTTTTACAGCATTTTTCGTTAATGAATTTATGAATTATGTTTTTTGATGTATTAATCATTTTGCACGATGTTTAAGTTAATTTCTGAATGTTTTGGTAATCTTGAAAATTGAGTGTAAGTCCAACTTGTAGAATAAGTCCCCAAAGCAATTGACTTTCCTTTATCACCATCAACGTGAATAATCATTCCCGAAAATGTTTTATCAGAAGTTCTTTCATCAGCAAGAATTATTATCGTATTATCTTTGTTTGAGAATACAGCAGGGAAAAAATCTTTTACCTCATTTGTTTTTTTAATTTTAATAATTGTTTCCATAATTTTGATTTTTTTAAGTTTTAAGTTATTTATGTTGTGTAAAAAAAGGCGAAGGCATAACACGTGTTTTGCGTAATGCAAGGATTTTGTGGAATTATAGGCTCGTAACATATTTGGTGCTAAACCGAAAAATCTCGGTTTCGTAGCCTTGCACTACGCAAAGCACCGAACGTTATAACTCATTTTACTCAACATTTGCTTTAGCTTTGAAATCAGCCAAAATTTGGTCTAATTGAGCAATATCATCAAAAGTCCAACGAGTAGTTTCCATCACAAAATAAAATCCAGCTCCTTGATGAAAAATTGATAGTTTCAAATTATTATCTTCATCAGACAATTCACTTTCTTGAGAATAATTGACCATAATTTCATTAATCACAATTTCATCTCCTTTTGGATATTCTTTAGTTTTAAATTCCATTTATAAAAAATTTTCAATTTGATGAGTATCTAATCCAGTATAGGTGTGAATTAATTTTCTTAAATCTAATCCGCATCGAGTAGCCATATTGCTTCTATCTTCAATACTCATTTTATCATATTCTTGATTATCGTACATTTTATCCATTAATGCCGTTTGAAATATAATTAAGCAATTCATAAACTCTCGATTGGTATAGTTTGGTTTATTTTCATTTCCAGTTGCTTCTGCGTTTTGCTCTAAAATATCCGAAGCAATAATTTCTAATTCTTTATTGTATGTTCTCATAAAAAACGAGTTATAACAGCAATTACACGCTATTGCTATATTTGTGATTAATTTAAACTTTGTTTTGTACCTTTCAAATCCGTGTTAAACTGAAAGATTATTTTGTACTTTTACGCAACAGACGTGTAGTTTTAACGTTGTAGGTAAGTTTGCTCAACTTTGTCGCCAAAGTTACGCAGGTGTTATTTCTGTTGACAAAACAACATTTGCCTTAATCTCTTGACAATATCCATTTATGTTACCATAAGCATTTTCAAATGGAAACAAAACGGTATCTTCTTTATAAAAGAACCAATCCATATATTCAATATCCAATTCAAACAATCCCATTATTCTGTCAAACTCTGATTTCGTTTTACAATGAATAGCTTCTTTTTCTGTAACTTCATTTTTTTTCATAATTCGTGTGTTAAAAAACCTACCTACAACAATATATTGTACTTATAGCTAGATTTTGGTTTAATTTAATGATTTGTAATTCTTGTTATTATTAGTCTTGAACCGTTTCATCGTCTTGTGTCAGGTCGCTACAAGTACAATAATTAACGTTAGCAGTAATGTAACCAGAACGTATAGAACTGGCTACATACTTTAAAACAGAAGCTACTTTTTATGCTTCGGTTTTGGTTTTGGCTTGGGTTTTGGCATTGGCATACCTGGTTTCATTCCCATAATGTTTAAATTTAAAAATTATTCCGAAATTTTAAAGGCATTCGGATTCTCCTATTTTAATTTAACTTCATCATTTGTCAGCCATTTATGGCTATTCATTTTCATCCCGTCTTTCATTGTAATATCTGAAATATTTGCGGGCAATGAATAACTTTTAATAATTGCAGTTGAGCCTTTCATTCCGTCCATGTGACCAACTAAAACTTCAACTGAACTACCTTCTTTAATTACCTTTGATTTTGCATCATCAGTATCATAATCAATAGAAAATTTATCTTTTAATTTTTTCTTTACATCTGTCTGCTTATCTTGCGCAGGAACTGAATGAGTATTCATCGCCCAATCTTTCAAATCTTCATCTTCATACAAACTTCGTGCAATTGTAAATACTTGCTCATAAGCTTGAATTAAATTCGCCATTTTTTGTTTACTGGTTTTTTTTGCCATTTTTATAAAATTTAATTGTTAATATTTAAAACACTACTGCTAACAACGTATATAAGAGATACGCAGAAGCTTATTTTTTCAGTTCATAATCTCGGTGGCGTACCTCTCATATACGCAACCGTTAGTGTCAACCGCCAATATTGCCGTTAAATGTTTGGTGCGCCTTTTCTACATTCAATGCATTGAAAAACACAGTGTTTTCCGTGATAATTTTCTACAAATACTCTGTTTTTACAATAGAATATTGGGTTTTTTTTCTTTAATTCCAATAAAGCAACGTCCAATGCTTCGGTAAGTTTTTTAGGTTCGTGAATCATATCTTCTCTTTTTCCTAATCTCCATTCTTGATGATATTCTAGTATTTCAATTGCAGTTTTTAATTCCATAATTTTAAAATTTTACGTGGTATGCCACTAACAGCTAGTAAGCAATAGTAGGGCATCGGGTTTAATTGATTACTCCAAAACAAAAAAAGCTATGCTTTCACTGGTTCGGCAGCTAATCACACAACTTTTTTTGTTTACTATTTATATCTGCTTCCGAACTCAGACAATGCAAATATATAAATTAATTTTAATTACAAAAACATTTTGTTGTTTTTTTTAATAAAAAAAGCCCAATATAAATATCGGGCCTTAATTGGGTTAACTACTCCCATCATCAAAATGAAAAATCATTCTTGCTTTTTAATCTGTACTACAGTGCTGTTTCCGCAGTCATCAAAGATTTTGGCTGTCATTTCTTTTTTCCCGAGAAACCTAGTTTTAATACCTAAGAAGTTCCATTGCCTACGCTCCCAAAAAGCCACAGCATCCATTTTATTTTTGAATTGTCTGTCTTTTATTGTAACTACTCCATTAGTGTCAATCCCTCCTTTTATTACAAGGCATTTTGTAGAATCAATAAATTCTCCTGCATAGTATTTTTTTTGAATAGAATCTCGGTAATAATACTTACTTGAAATTATCTCTTTTATCCTAGACTCTTTTATACCCTCTTTTGCGAGCTTATCTTTTAAATCCTTATTCTGATATTCAAAATATTCTTTTAGTTCGTTAGCGTTAAGAATTTGAGCTGAAAATCGCAAGCTGTCTGACTTTCTTATCTGTTCGTTGTTTTCTGTCTGTCTTTCGTTTTCAGCTTTCTGAAACTCTCTGTCTTTATATAACCAAACTATATATCCGACTAGACCGATTAAAAATAATAGCCTAATATTTTTGATAATTAGATCTAATGTTATCATATTTTAGGATATTTAATTCCGCTGTCAAGAATAAACTCACCTCTGTCGATTAATAATTTTAAATCTTGCCAACGATAGTTTTTCTGAAAATGTGGTGCGTCTTTGAATTTACTCCAATCACCGCCCCATTGCCAACCTTTAGATTTAAAATAATTGGTTACTTCCATCCAATCTGCTTTGCTGTCTTTATCAAAATCTTTGACCATAGAGTAGCTTGCTTCTTCAAATGTTCCATTGCCGTCATTATCATAAAGCATTACTATATCAAAAGCCAGACCATAGTTATGTATCGACTGACCGCCTTTGGCATTAGTAACTTTAGGTCTTTTATTAAAAAGAGCTTCTTGTTCTGCATTAGTTCTGTAAACGTACGCAAAGCGCAGTCTAGCTCCTTTCCCAAGTAAATTATTGGCTTCTATGTATTGTTGTCTTAGTTCGTCTCTAAATTTAGGATGAAAAAGATTTATTCTGTCTAATGTTATTTTGTCCATTATTTCTTTTTTCTAATGATTATACGATTCAATAATGTTACAGCCATGGCTGCATATAAAATTGTATTAAATATGTTGTGCTTATAAAAAATCAGACTTAAAGAACAAACTGCTACTGCTCCAAAACAGATTTTTAAAACCAATTCATACTTATATGTTTTTACATCTTCAATCTCAATAATTAGATTAATTATTGACAGTACTGCTATCGCAAAAAGTATCATATTGTTTACTGCTTCCATTCTTCCAGTTTTTTAAGTAAAATCTTTTGCATTCCAGTTATTCCTAAGTAACCGATCAATACAGCAATACCTATACGGCTTTGCTCATTTGTGACATTCAACAACTCTGATGTTAATGGTGTTAAGTAAATTGCGCCTGCTGTACCTGTAAACACGGTACCTGTTTTAGCTAACCAATTTCCTTTTTTACCATTTAAACCAGCCACGGTACCAACCAAACCACCTATCAGTAATTTTGTTTCAATCCCTAGTGTTAACAAGTATTCTTGCACGCTCATATCAATATTATTTGGGGTTAGTTATAATTTTGTGTTTTTTAGTTTTTTTCTCCACTTTTTTAGCGTGTGGAGCATACTTCTTTACGTATAATTCTGGTTTCATATTTTGTTTTATTTTCTACTCTATTGCATCCAAACAATGCTCTTTTGTTAAAATAAAAACAAGGACTTTCCCTGTTTTGGTTAAAGTTTTTCTTTGGATATTATGGTTTTAAACACTTCCATTTTTTACTGGATTAGCGTCCGCAATTTCTTTATCCTGCCCTTCTTGCGCTTCTTTATTTAAAAAGAATTGCATTAGAGGTGTTCCTTGATTTACGGTTAAATTATTACCGATATAATCTTTCAATTGTGCGACTTCTTGTTCTGTTAAATACATATTATTATTCTTTAGTTACGTTCAATTCCTTGATTACCAAATTCTCAATGTAATCCATTGAGTCGCCCCACTCGGCTACTTGCTCTACACTAAGAGGGATATTTCCATCCATTAATGATTGTCCTTCCTCGGTTAGCAATTGCCAGTATATCATACCAGTTGCGTTGTTGATTCCCTCTGTCATTGTTCTAACAAAGATTTGCGTTCCCTCGCCTTTTAACGGAATTTCTAAAGGTTGAATTTGTGTGTTCATAGTTGTTTGTTTATTTAATTAATTGATAGTTTTACAAATATACTCGGATTTCAATAGTCGAGTTAAGTATTAAATTATCCGCTCCAATTCCACTTGTGTTTGATGACCCAATTGTCACTGTATTAGCATCGTTTCTGAAACCTGCAAAAAAAGCATTAAAAACTGTTCCTGTAATTTGTATAGTTGTTTTATTCGACGCAAATGCTCCTGTTAATGTTCCAACGTAAACCCCGTTATTTGTTCTACTCCAAACAACAGTACCCCCCAATGTATTCTCTAAAACAGTTGCTGTAGGCGCATTTGTTCCTGATTGACTAAGCAAAGCAGTATAAACTTTGTAAGGTCTAGTATTTTGGTCAACATAATTTTTAGTAGCAGCATTAAATGGATTTGTTGGGTCTGGAACTGTTACTGTTCCTGAAAAATTAGCTGTAGTGCCAATAATTGCTCCACTAAATGTCTTAATTCCCGCAATAGTCTGATTCCCCGTCAAATTAACTGTACCACTTGCCACCGCATCCAACTGACTTTTCACAACCACTTGATTAGGTGATACTGCGGGGGAGGCTGTGATGTTGCCGTTGACTTGGACACGCCCATCGCCTGCATCGTTTGTTTTGCCGAATAGGGTGTTGCCATCATTATTTGGCATTATTGACAACGCTCCTCCATATCTTCCTAAAAACTCTTTTGTAATTCCAGCGGTTCTGTTTATTAATTTAAAACTATTCGTTTGGTATAAAGTCTGTAATTCTGTCCAATAATCTAAAGGCTCTGCATCAACCACTAATTTTAAAACAGAACTATTTGACCGTAAAGTTAGTAGTCTGTCAGGCGTAGTAGTCCCAATCCCCACATTAGTCCCATTATCAAACACTTGACTATTCCCAAAACTACTACCATTCCACTTAGGTAGGTAGTTGGTGATTAATCCTGTTGGGGTTGGGAATTTACCGTTAAAAGTATTCCAATCAGTACCGCTCAAAGCCCCTGTAACGCCACTACTTGCTAATCCTAAACTAAGTTGTTGAGTTGACAAGCTAAGTCCGTTTGCCGTGCCTATAGTTACTGGGTTGTGGAGTTGTGATATGTCTGCTTTGTTGTTTAATGCGGTTTGTGTAGCTGTACTAATTGGTTTGCTTAAATCCGAGGTATTATCAACATTTCCTAGCCCTACGTCTGATTTATTTAAGTTAACTACTCCAGTTTGTCCATTCACTGATGTTACCGCATCTGTTGGAGATAATAGTTCAGACCAATTAGATAATACAGATGAAGGAGATACTCTTAAAATATAACTCTTTGAAATATCTGAACGTATAGCTACATCTCCTTGTTCTGCACTAGATAAAGCTAACATTTCTGTTTGCGATGATACAGGATAAGTTTCTGAAATTGCTAAAGCAGGGATTTGTGAATTAGGAACTTTCCCATCAGCACCTAAAGTAGCGACTCCATTTGCTGTGCCCTTTTCAGTTAAAGAAACTTTTAAATTTAATGCGGTTTGTGTCGCTGTACTAATTGGTTTGTTTAAGTCAGAAGTATTATCAACATTTCCTAGCTCTACGTCTGATTTATTTAAATCAATGTTTCCTGCACCAACTATAGATTGATTTTCTATTGTTTTGAACGTTGGGAAATCTGTAATTTGACTAACTGTATGCGTATGAGCAGACGGAAGGAAAGTACTAGGCTTTCCACTAACCTCAGTCCAAGGTACATCTACACTTGATTTTCTATATGTTGTTTCAGGAATTTTAGATACTACACCACTACTAGGATTTCTTACTAATATGTCAAAAGTACCTACTAATATAGAAGGGTCTGTTTGTAACGTTAAAGTTCCTGTAGCAGAAGGATTATTTTTATCTAATTTGTTATTTAATTCACCTTGTAGTCCTGTAACATCACTAATTACATGTGTATGAGGGCTTGGTGCAATTGTAGATGGTTTATTAGATATTTCAGTCCAATCAACATCATCTGAAAGAAATCTATATGTATTACTAGGCAACATACTGACTATTCCTGTAGCTGTATTTCTAGTCAATACACTATATCCACCAACTGGTGCTAAAGGGTCTGAACCTAAAGTAACAACTCCACTTGTAGTTGGATTAGATGAATTTAGTTTTAAAGCCAACCCATCAAAAACAGCATTACCGCTAACAGCATTTGTCGAACCGTCAATAATAGTCTGGTCTACAGATGTAGGAGATAACAACTCTTGCCAATTTGCTAATGTAGAAGCTCCTGTAACTCTTAATATAAAAGACTTATTCAAATCTGTTCTTACTGCAACATCACCTACTTCTGCAACTAATGCAAGTTGTTCTGCTTGTGAAGCCACGACAAATGTATCTGTAATCGCTAATGCTGGTAACTGTGTTGGTATAATTTTACCGTTTGAATCTAAACCTGCGTAACCATTAGCAATATTTTTATTAGATTTATCCTCTTTATTTAATTGTAAATCATCCAAAGCCATTGGCAAACCAGTAACATCACTAATTGCAATGTCTGTGTAGATTTTTTGCCAATCTATTAACAACTCAGGATTAGAATTTTTTCCTGTTATGTTTTGATAATCCTCTCCATTGAGTTGAACAACAGAATTTACCTTATACCTACGGTCTGCATTCCAAGTTAAATCGTCATTTATTAAATTAAGCTTGCTCTTCTTTGCCATTTCCTTCTGATTTGTCTGTTTCTACTTTTGGTTCAGGAATCAACTTATCCTCTTCCAATTTTTTCTTAAAGTTTTCTTCCCACGAGCCATAACCCAAGTTTTCTGTGGCTTGTTCTCTTGAAATTAAATTTCCTAATAAAGCTTCTCTAATTGCTTTTACTTCCTTCAAAGGATCAATATGTGGCATATTTTTACCTGTAAATCTACATTGAGCATAAGCTTCCAAAGCCATAAAGTTTCCTGTATTAATCGATTTTATGTAATCCGGAGCGTCAATTTTATTTCTTAAAACTTCAAACTCTAACCAAGCTTTGTAAAATGGAATGTAAATTTCATTAGCAATACGTTCTCTTAAATTGTCAACCACATAACCCCAAGCGTTAATTGCAGCTCTACTCGCTGAGTAATTTGAGTTGTACATTTGCATTGCTACCTCTGGAGGAACTTCCAAACCTGCTGAAATAATATTGAAAACGTGTCCGTGGAAAACTCCAAAATCTGTTTCAATATCGGTGCTGAACTGTTCTATTGTTGCACCAATTGGCATATTGAATGTTTGATTTGAAGTGACTTCTGTAATTCTATTGGCTAATCCATCACCTAATACATAAGGATTTTCAGAATCAACAGGTACTTCAAATCTTTTGGCTTTTACAATATCTCTGTATGGATCTTCTCCTGTAGAATTTTTATCGTGTTTAATGTAGTTTGAAATATTGGCCGCTTGTTCTGCTTTACCAACTGCTGCTTCAGTATAACGATCCAACTTGGCAATTTTCTCTAATGATTGAGATATCTCAGGAACAGCTCTCACGTGGTCTGGACTAATTTTCTTAGCAGAAATCATCCAAGCCATTGTCTTTCCTGTTTTGGCACCAATAGCTTCTATTCTTTCGTAAGTTTCAATTAAATCCTCTTTATCTCTTTTGCAAACATAATAAGCTACTGGTTTTCCTTTTAAATCAGTTTCTACACCGTGTTGTATTTTATGCTTTAGCTCTTCTGCTTTTGTAAAATATTCTGATTCCATTCCAGGGGATTTTACGTGCGCTCCCGAAACAATCTGAAGGTTTGGACCATTACTGTCAAAACGTAAAATAGCAAGAACATCACCTCCCAAAACTTTTCCTTGCAAAGCATCTAAGGCTATTTCGTGAAGTGATTTTTGTTTAAGGTAATCGGCTTGTTTTGATTTAGCATAAATCATAAATCTTGCCTCAACTATTTTTTGGAATTTAGCAAAGTCTAAAGTAATTCCCTCTGATTCTAAAACTACTTTGTTTGGCTCAGCTTGCAATTTAAGTCCAGAACCTACAACCCAATGAAAATATTTTGAAGTGATTATTCTAACAATATCGCTTTTTGTGTAGGCATCGTATGAGCGAATTCGAAGTACATTGTAATCCGGAACATTCATAATTGGTGTTCCTAGTTCACCAAGTGTTTTTTCTCCATCCCAAACACGTGATACTGGAGTGTAGTTGTGGCCATAGATTCCATCAAAGTAATAACTTCTTGGATCCGATGACCTACTTTGTGTTTGTTCTTGCTTTTTTCCTATACTTATTTCAAGTCCTAAAAAATTCATATTTCTTTATTTAAAGATTACCGCCTCTCAAAACTCTTACTCGTCCATTGTATCTGTTGATGTACATTTGTCTTAGTCTTTCGTAGCCTGTCATTGCGTTTGCAATATCATTTACAGAACGATATTCAGTTCTCACTTTCATAAGACCATCATCAAATTCATATTGTTTTATGTGGCCAGATTCAATTGCTAAAAGCATTGTTGCTTCTAGTCCTGCAATAATTGTATCGTATGCTTGAATTTTAGCGGCAAGAGAAGTTCTTGATTCAATGTACTCGCTAATTGTGGTGTAATTACTATTCATACCTTTGTTTTTAAGTAAAAAAGGAGCATCCACCAATTATGGCGGACGCTCCTTTCTTTTTAAATTTTTACTCGATGTTTCACAACATTAAAAATTATATTCTCTACAAATGTATAAAAAATTAAAACAAAAAAGTCACAAGAAAAATCCTGTGACTTTAATGATTAACCAAGAAAAACAAATTAAGGAAATAAGTTGGTGTAAATTTACTTAATTTTTTGGTTTAAAAACTATTTATTCTTAATTTCCGAAACTTGGTTTCTAATCTCCTGAGATAACACCTTTATTTCTTGAAGTGTTTTTCTTAATCTCGTTCCAGCAGTCTTATTTCCTGCAAAAAACTTTATTCCTTCTTGTTGTGCTGTAGCGTTTAATTCGGCTAATTTTTCTAGTTTTTCCATTTTGATTACTTTTTAGAGTTAATTTTTTTTACTGGTACTTCTTGTTCTTGCGCATCCTGAGCTTCTACTTGTTGACCGTAGCCATTTAGTTGATTTGTCGCTATCATTACCGCTTGGTTTAAAATCCCTGCGCTTTTCAAATCATAAGCTCCCGCTTTTTGTCCGACCTCTACTCCTTGAATTAAGGTACTGATTGCTTGTGCTAATTGTTCATTTATTTCCATTTTGATTGATTTTGGGTTTTACTAAGCCCGCCCAAGGGTGTTAAAATTTTAAATTTTTATTTGAATATAATTTTCGTAATTCAGAAATTAATTGTTGGTAAGATGATATATACCCCATATCAATTGCAAAAGATAATTTTGTTTGCAAATCATTTAACTCTGTCAGTTGCTCTTGTGTTGCAGATTGTCTCAACTCTTTTCCTTTCTTGCCAAAAACAATCCATTGCAAAGCAATTGCTACTTCTCTATAATCATATCCTTTTAGTTTTTGACCTGAAGCTGAAAGAGAGATATAATTATCACCCGCATCGTGTCTTTTTTTTATTAACTCATCATAAACAAATTTAAGAACATCATATTTAAAAGAAGGATTTAACCACATTGCAAAGTCAATAAACACTAAAGGATGTAACCAAGTACCACCATTTTTTCCTTTTTTTGATAATACGATTTTATTCGTATTATGATTTTCCCTTAATTCTACTTCCGAAATAAACTCTTTTGTTTTGTCTATTTTTAAAAAATCATTAACTTCTTTACCCCTAGATAACCCTCTTTTTTTGTTCCATTGGCTTAGTAAAGAAGTTGCATTAAACATTCCATCTTCTGTTCTTTGAAAAATGTCAAAATTTCCCATTTTTCTTGTCATTACTACATTTGTTTTCATAAGTAATATATTTTTAAAAATTCATACTGCAAAGGAAGAGTAAGCTGGTGAGTAAACAGAGGAAGCCTTATAGTCCAAGTGATTTCTCCTTGAACCTGATGTAAAAATTTTTCATTTACACCATCTTTCTCTGTTTAGATTCTGCATTAGTTGTCGGTCGCAGTTTCGGTCACAGTTGTACCATTAGAAGCCCATTTTAGTACTTTAAGAATAAGTCAAATTGTTGTGCATCCCTCATAAATCCCTATTCCTATTTGTTTATTTAAGGGAACAAAAAAACCCTAAAACAAAAGGGCTGAGATTCTTTCGTTCTAGGGTCGTATGTTTTTGGCAAACGGTTAGAATCAGATTTAGCAATCCGATTCTCAGCCGTTTTGCATTTGCCAAAGGTAAAACCTTTTATTTGAATTATCCAAAAAAAACTTCAACTTTTTTCATTTCTCCTTTTCCAATCAATCCAAAAATCCATTAGTGTCTATGAAATTGGTACTTTAAAAGAAACCTTTGAACGAACATAATCAACTTGTTCTTTTATATATCTTTTTGGCTTTAAGCAACTATTTTTATCCATTAATATTACTTTAAATTCTTCATCGTTATTTATCTTAACACATTGGTTTTCATTAAATGTTAGTGTTTTCATTTCCTTTTACTTTTTAAATATTTATCAATCCTTTTCGATACAGCACCTCTTTTTAGTCCTGTTTTTTGGCAAATTGTGGATAGTCTGTTATCTCCACCTGCTCTAAATAACAAAATAACTTCGTCATCTAGTGGCTTTGGTGCCGTTCCGTTAATAATTGAGTTTAATGAAGCCATATATTTTTGTTTTAATTTTAGCAAATATATGTAAATTAATTTTAACAAAACAAATAAAATATAAAATAATTAGCTTTTTACATATTAATATGGTCGCAATACCCTTGCCAAGTGATGTCTTTGTACCTAGAATCGTAGAGTTTTAGGTCAGCAATAAATATCTCACGTGCAGCATAATTATAGACTGCAACGTCAAAAAAGTGGTTATTTTCACGCTTTTTCTTCCAAGCATAACCTACCTCAACATCATTTATAATCTTTGGAACCCTATGTTCTGCCTCATAATGCGAGAAATAATTGTTCAAATTGTACTTTCCTTCTGCTGGTTGTGGGAAATTCATATAACCATTAGGCTGAGAATCGTCCATTCCCTTTTTTAAAGCCATATTGTTGGCAATAATGTCTTTTATCAAGTTTACATCCAAAAGATACAATAAACCCTTATTTTCACGTGAATGCGTAATCATTGGGCTATTTTTATCCATTTTTCGGTAATTATCCTCACCAAGACCTTTTATTCCGAATACTCTACGGTCTTTTATTGAGGAAATGAAGTTGTTTGCAAGCTTGGTAAAATATCCTGTATCTATAACAGTTAAGTCAATATCGTAATAAACTCCTGATTCTCCTTGAAGTGGTGTGTAGATAATGTCTTTTAGAATATCCCAAACGCTATTTTTAACTCCGTGAGCGTACGTAAATCGTTCTCGGTTGCTATCTCTATCAATATCCTTTTTGGTTTTACTCTTAGTTCTTTTGAACGTACCAATACTTCCGTGTTTAATCGAATACGTTTGTCCGCAAGAAGTATGCGCCATTATTTCCCAATCTAAACGAACGTCCTCTATTCTATTGTCGTAGTCCATAATACCCCCAAGGTCACAAGCCAAGCTAATCAAAGCTATTTTTCCCGTATCATCATTCTCACAAGTTTTGTCTGGAACAACACCTATTGGGTAATTTCGAACATTATTCATTAAACTTGTTGCCCTAGGACTTGTACCACGGTCCTCCCACAACTCTCCTAGCTGCGTATTGGTAAATGTTTTCAAAAGTCCAATATCAACTGTTTCGTTTGGAGGACAAGCTTTCAAAAATTGATGCACCAAACTTACCCAAGAATCAAACCCTGGAGGATTACACAAAGCATTGAATGAATATGATCGGTATTGTGGCTTTTCGGGTTTTGCAGTTGGAATCCATTTACCAGTAAGATTCAATTCGTATTTCTGTTTGTAGTCAATACGTCCTTTGCAGTTTTGGCATTCGTAGTGGACCGAACTTTCAATCAATTCGTTGTTGTTGTTCAATTCCCATTTTATTCCACCAAAGGTGCCATCCTCTCTTTCAACTTTCCATTGTATCGGAATGTAGGTTTCGCAATGAGGACATTCCCAATTCCATTTACGCTTATCTCCAATTTCGTAAACTTCTTCGATATTGGAAATACCCTTGGTAGTTGGAGACGAAATGTAAACTATTTTCTTGGTGTCACCATAGGACTTTGCCCTTGCTTCAACCAAACTTCTTGTTGATCCTTCTTTTTTATCGGTCCTTGGAGCATCATCGAACTCATCGGCCAAAATAAACTTTGCTGAGTAGAAACGTAAATTACTCGCTTTGTAAGTGGAACAAGTCAAACTTCCTCCGGAGAACTCTTTCTTGAAATCGGTATCTCCAGAACGTTGATTGGCTTTCTTTACGGAATTTGGTCGGATGTAATCTTTCATTCCTGAGTTTTGCAATATTGGATCTAGTCTATCCCTAACGGTATCTTTTACCAATTTCTCGGAACCCGAAAAGAAAAGTGTATTGGCAGGACATTGCGAAATGATGTAAGGAATCATTGGTACCACAACTCCTGCTGTAAATCCAGACTGAGAACATTTCATTACTGCCGAAATTTCAACATCTGAACTAGGACTCAAATTGTCAATAATCTCTCTTGAATAAGGAGAACGATCATAACTGAAAAATCCTGCGTACCTAGATTCAGCAGAAGTCAAAAATATGTTTTGCTCAACCCAAACCGAAGGCTCCAACCTTACTGGGTCAAAATCATAAATAGCATCCATTATAGAAGCTATGTTCTGTTTGTACAATTCGTATATCATAATTTAGGATTTGCGTTCCCCACGGGACCTTGTTTCGGAATATTCTTGTAGATAAATTTCGATTTCCTGATTGGCATTAATCTTGGCCGTTTCAACTATCTTTTTCAACATAGCATTTTGAGCGTTTGTAATCTTTACTAAGTCGGCTCTTGTGCCACCCAATGTCTCCACGCTAATTGTGGCCAAGTTTTCTAGCTCAATGCTGAATGTCTTGAAAATTTGCTGAAGGTTTATTTTGAGTAAGTTTGTGGTAATATCCAAAGGCAATGTATTACCTGCAATTTTCTCTAGTTGTATTTGTTTCAGCTCTGAAGTTCGCTCCACAAGAAGTACATCCGCTTCTTTTTTTCTCAACTCTAGTTTCTGAAAGGACATTCTTTCCTTTTTTTTCGCCCTATCTTCAGCAGTTTCTTTTGGGAATTCTAACTTCTTTTGAGTTGTCTCCACCGATGAAGCACCCCTGACTGAACCCTTGATTTTGCTAGGTTTCTCATTTTCTACTTTTTCATGAATTTCAGTAGATTTTGGCTGTACTTTTTGCTCTACTTTTTCCTCTTGTAAATTATTTTCTGAAAAAGTTTGCTTTTTTGTTGCTTTATTAGTTTTTTTATTTACATTTGTACCATTAGGAATCGATTTATAGTAATTATCAAATACACTTAAATCTCCACCGTTAATTCCTACGATGTAATTGTAATTCAAAATGTCCGTTACATCCATTAAACCGCTCTCGTGTTTAATTAATTTCTTTCTGAATATCCGTTGCCTTATCGTCACACCATTGACACCAAGAACATCACCGAAGTCTTTTACCGTTACATATTTCATATTAGTTCCTTTTGATTTGTTACAGCAAATGTAACAAATTAGAGGGAGCTTTGTTACATTTCGGAAATCCGATTTAAGATATAACAAAACGAAGCGCAACCTCATTGCACGTGGCGTTGGGGTTCTTTACAGTACCTTTTTAACACTCTCTCGCTTTAATACATAGCTTGTATTTAACGATAATTAAAAAAACATATCAAACTATCATTTTAAAAACGAGCCTTTAAAACGCTTTAAAATGCGTGACGTTGATATGTGTATTAACTCAATACATCAGTTTTAAGGCACTGTTTTTATTGTGAAGTATTACCTACTAATGTATTAAATAGTGCGTTATATGCCTTGTTTTGTTTGTCTAGTGTTCTACCCTATCCGCTTCGCTTCGCTTCTATCTATCCTTTGCGCTTTAGTCTTATGCTTTTTTTTGTTGTATTCGTTTAATGGGTTGTTTGGTCCTTGTGTAGCACTATTGTTGTATGCAGGTGTATTATGATCGTTGTTTGTTGTTTTGGTTTCCTTCGCTTGTGTTGTTGTGCTGCCTTTATCATTCCCTTTATTCGTTAAGGACCAAACACAAAAAACCCTATCACATTTGTTTTTGTGATAGGGTACAAAAAAACCCGCCTTTATGGCGGGTTAGTTTTAAATATTAAAGTAAAGTATGTGTATTACTATTGTAATTATTAAGGCCAAAGGCGTGAAACTTATTTTCATTTATCTAGTGATTTAATTTTAATGTATTGCTAATTCAACTTTTTTTTGCAATTCTTTACTTAAAGAAGAAAATTCTATTTTTTGCCCTAAATGCTTGCCTCTTTCGCATTGTACCCACATAAACACTCCCGCCCCATTTTCGCTTGCGCTAATTGCGTCATATTGGTATTTATTGCGGTTTTTTGATACTATTGAATTAACTACTATTGTATAACGGTCTAATGATTTCCCGCCATTGTCGTAAACTGCGATAACTTTCATAATCCTAAATATTAAAAATTAAACTTACTAATAACCTACTAACAAAATACCCCCCTATTAAAAAGGCTATTTTTATTTGTGTTTTTTGTTTCATAATGCTAAAAAACTATCGTCAAACAATTCTTTTGCATCAGACAAAGAAATAGTTATCTTTTCTTGATAAATAAAGTCAATAGCCTCTTTTTTGGTTTTGAAAGTCGCAAATTTCGGGGAAAATCTTTTATCTTTTATTTCTGGAAAGTCTGTATATTTTGTAACCTTTCCTGTTTCGTGTATGTTTACACCAAAATTTTGAGGGGTAAAAATAACATACCATTGTCCGATAATACCATAATTTTTCATAATCGTTTTTTTTACTAGGTTAATTGATTAAATTTTAGCGGGTATTGTTTCATAAACGAATAAAACCATATTATTATCATATAGTTTCAATTCATCATTTTTCCAAAGCTGGATTTGCCAAACTTGCGCTTCGTTACTTTCAGAATCAACCAAGTTAGAAAAAAATAACTTGTTTGGCTCATCCTCATCAACTTCACTATTTTTTTGCTCAAAATTATAGCCTAATGAATTCAGGTGACTTTTTATTGCATTAATCGCGTTATCGGCTTCATAATTGCCTTTAGTTTCGTAATAATTTACGTGTTCTTCTTGCCCTTTTGAAAAGCTATCTATATAAATATCGTGTACACATTCTACTATATACTTTTTCATAATTTCTATTTTTTAAAGATTTATCTAAAATCGGCACCACTTGCGGCCATTACAATTAATAATACTGTTACTACTATTGCAAAAATTGCAATTTCTAATACTTGTTTTTTAGTGAATTTAAAAGATAGTTTCATGATTTTTTGTTGTTAAAAAAAGGAGTCGTTTCCTTTTTTGTTGAGACAAATATAGTTTATAAAACCAATACAAAACAAACTTTTTTTTAATTATTTTGCATTTATTTTAATAAAACATAAAAAACCCCCGAAAACACTAGGGTTAACGAGGGTTAAATTTTTACGTAAATTTACTATTTTACTTTAATTGTGTCGCTTTTTGCGCTTGTGAGGTCTAAATTTAGAGGCGCATTAGCATAGGTCCCGCCCAAAGTTGTGATCGCTGTTTGAACCTTTAAAAGTTCTGTATTTATATCATTTTTTAGCTTCTGTAGTTCCGTGTTTAATGGCTCGTATCGAATAGACGAATTTACGCCACCGTTTAAAATTATCGTTCCGTCTGATTTGCAAAATATTTCCGCCTTCAAAAGTCCATTACTATCCAAACTAAATAACCTCGCTTCGCCTTGCTGCACTATTTGGTTTTTTTGAATATATCCAATAATTAAAGATTCTCCAGCGTTTGCCGTTTCTGCATAAATAGCGGTATAATTTTCGAGGGGTGAAGAGTCAAGGCCAAACGGCCCGCATTCGTTAGCTGTTTTGGGTCCATATTGCAAAACCTTTAAAATTCTTTGCCCTTGTTCAATTGCTACGCTTTTTAATTTTGATAATGTAATCATGACTATTTTTTTTTCAAAATTAAGCAAAAAAAATCCTTTCTTAAATCAATAAGAAAGGATTGAAAAAAAAAGAATAAACGACTAGACTTTTTTTATTATTGTTTGCGCCTCGTTTATTTCTTTGAGTTTTGAAATAAAATGCTTTTTTTGATCCTCTATTTTGTTAGTCGTTTGACATTTTACGAGTTCTACAATTATAGCTATTTCAACTGGATTAAAATCCAAGGTAAACAAATCATTTAAAATACTATCGGCTTTTTCATTTAAAACCGTTTCCCTTTCTTTTGAAGGAAAAAGAAAATTTAAAACTTTTTTCATAAATAGTCTTTATTTTCGTTGTACCAAATGACAAAATCTATACAAGCGTTATAGACTGCTCCTATTTTTTTTCTGTCATCTTCCCATCGCACCAATATTACTTTTTTGTTTTTCGTAATTTTAACCCAATTACGTTTAATTTCAAAATAGAAACCTAAAATTTCAATCTTTTCTACCGCTTCCATTAACCAATTCCAGTCTAAATGAAAATTAAGATTCTCTTTTTCTAAAAATAAAGTCACTCCTGTTGTTGGACAAATTGGACAATATAACTGCCTAAGTTTTTGTATTTCTAAAAAATCAGCAATAAGTATATTTTTTTCTGTTGTGGTCATAATTTCTTAATTTTGAATTAATACGGTTAAAATCAAACTTAGTATAAAAATCAACGAAAAAGGGACTATTTTTTGCTCTTTCGTTTGCGGGCGGGGTGATCTTCTCATAAATTATAATTCTATTGATTTTACAAAATTTGATAATTTTTTTTCTAAAGATGAAATCATATTTAAAATTTCTCTCATTTCTTTTCTTGTATTATCATTTGATAAATCAGCATCCATAAATCTCTCTAAATTTAATTCTAACATTCCAATGTTTAATTTAATTTCTCTAATTATTGTTTCGTTTAATAATTTTTTCATAATTAATAAAAGAAATAAGTTAATTTTTTAGTTTGTCCGTCAGGACTTATCGATTCTGAAATTGTACAACCAAGGCCAAATTTTGAGCCTTGACGAACTTTTTCTTTACCACCCAACGAACGAAAAAAAGATAATGTTTTTTTATCTAAAAAATTACTTTTAAACTTTGCATCTTTATTGCCTTTTTCAGTTTCTTTTAAAACAAAAGTACTTCCTACTTTTTCGAATTCTTCTCTATAAAAATTTGATTCTGAAATATTAAAATTTTCCATTTTGATAAGTGTTACCCAAACAAGTCTTTTTGTTTGATGTGGCAAATATAAGGATGTTTTTAAATACAAAGCAAACTTTTTTTAAACTTTTTTAAAATAATTTTAATATAAAAGCAAAAACCCTTGTGAAATCAAGGGTTCGCAAAGGTTAAAATTTTTTATTAATTTTTACAAAATATCTTTTCTATTCGTGTATAGACTTTCTGACTCGTTAAGGTCTGGTTCAATATGGTAATCGGGATCATCGTGATTGAAAAATATATTCCTTATAAGTGGACCACCCGTAAAAGCTTCAGGAATTAATAAGTCTATTTCGGTCACCTCTTCATTTTGATTTTCTTTAAATCTTATATTATTTACCATAAATCTATTATAAGCATAGCAATATATATAATGATTATGTACGTTTACAATTTCACCAGGGGTTATGTCTTGAAACGCTTCAATACCTTGTAATTTAATTGTCAATGTAATGGCCCGAAGTTCAGCGGCCAATTCATTTTGTGCCCCCTCTTTCGTTTCTGTGTCCGTTCCGGAGCTCAATACTTTAGTAGTTGGTCGATATACTGGAATTAATGTATTTGTAGCCTTATCCATAGTGCTTACGCCCGCATTTTCGTTGGAGGGTTGGCGGACCACGTTAATTTCAGAATGAAGGCTTTGACCGTTTATGGTATAATCCATTTCTAACGTGTTGTACTTATCGAAAAAAAAGCGGGGCTTCTGTAGGTAGTCAACCGTGTAAAGGATAACTTCTCCTTTTGCCGTGTTGGACATCAAAATATTTTTTTGGCTGGCTAACTTTGCTAGATACCCCTTTACTGTTTCGGTTGGTCCAGCAGATGTTCGCCCAAAGATTGATTTTGTTTTTACCTTTAATTTATCAAATACAGTTTTGTCAGAAAAAAAAATTTTTTTTTCTTTTGATAGTGGTTCGTATGCTAATTTTTTGCTATTGTCGGCTATCACTAAGCCAATATTGAATAGTCCGCAAAGCCTTTTGGCAATATCCTCTAGCGATCTTCCTGTACTTTCTAAAGGATAGTTTTTAACTGGGATTGTCACATCCTCCAAGATACCGCTCAGGGAGTAGCCCGAAATAGTCACCAAGTGGCGTAGCGAGCTGCTCTTGAATCGGTGATTCAAAATTGTTCCGGTCAACAAAAGCTTTTCTTTATTGTTGAAAATCTCCACACGTTTGTACTGTAGTGGCTTGAAAATTTCTTGGTGAGCTTTTTCTTGTGGAGAAAATCTTGAAGCAAAGGTAAAAGTTGAGGCTATCGAATCAAGCTTCAATTCTATCTCTACATCGGTAAAAAAGTCAACTATCTGACCGTCTATTTTTACTATCATAATTTTGATGTGTTATTGTTGTTTCCAAAAAAAAAAAATTTTTTTTATTTCTTGTGTCAAAAAAAAAAAAAAAATTATTTTATGTACACGATTTTTCGCCCTTTTTGAATAGTGAATAATTCATTTAATCGAATGTTGTTTCTTGAAATAAAATTTTCTAAATGTTCGTCTAAATTATCCAAGCCAACATATCTATGCACTAATAAAATAGCATTTGTTTTTTTGGAGGTGTAAATTACTCTTTCTCTTTTGGCTGCAAATGTCAATCGGTACAAATTAGCCAAAGTAAAAACAACCAAATCATTTAATTCCTGTTGAACATTCGCATCCGGATTCCAATTGTTTTTAATGTCATAAATTGAAACCTTGTTTTCGTCCAAAACTTTTTTGTAATCCTCATAAGTATCATTTAATTTGGTGTACATTTTTTCAATATCAGCAATCAAAACGTAATCTGCAAACAAAGGATTAACCATTGCATCTGCCATTGACGCAATTGTGCTAGCACCAATTGATTCAAAATACTTTTTATCTACCAAAGTATCAATAGAATCTTTTAATCGCTCATACGTGCTTAAATAGCTTGCTACTCTCCCTTCTACCGCTTTTTCATATCTTGAAGGCAAATCTAAAAATCTTTGAATTGATTCTATCGCAGCCAAAGGCTCCGCCAGAAGATTATCAATTGCTTTCAAACCTTTATTTAAAGCGTTTTGAAAGTCGGCATAAGTATCATTGTCGTTTAGTTTTTTGGCATTTCCTGAGATAGTCAAAATATTTACTTGGTTCTTGGAAATATCCGCAGAAGTAAAAGGAGCATTTTTAATATAACTTACAGCGGCAGCCAAATAAACGGCATTGTGTTTCTCTCTAGTGTTGTCCTTAATCGAATAGTTTCTTGTAGGGTATTCAATTTCTATCGTTTCCCAAAAATCAATGTTGATCTCGGTTGAGTTCAAATAATTGTCTTTTCTAGCAATTGAAAGCGGCTGCCCCACGATACGCCCGTAGAACGGGTGGTTGACTTCCCAAGGTCTTGGATCGTCTGAGGAATTTTCGAAGTTGTCTGCTTGCGTAATGTTGTCGGCTCCCTCAAAGTAAAAAACTAACGGAAACTTCCCGCCTTTTGGCTTCTTTCTATCCACAAGCGTACCATACACGTTGATAAACTCAAATGATGAGGTGTTGAACTCCTTTGTCTTTTCGCTGTCGGTGCTTTTAAATAATGGAAAGTAAGTCTTTCCGTCTCCTGTTTTGATTTCAAGAGGAATGTTGTTAATCCTGTCTTTCCAATTCATTGTGTTGTTGTTTTATGGTGAAAAAAAATTATTTTTTTGATTTTAATACTTTTTCAAATTGAAACTTTGCATTATCAGCGTAAAAGTTATCCATTTTCTTTTGAGTTGTATATGCTGCTTCCCTTACGAAATGTGTTGCTTTTGATTTGGAAGGTTTTTTATCTCTACTACGCATTAAGAAATCAACTTGAAAATCTCTTTTGCCTGTTGCCATGCTGAAAACGCTATTAACTTTCACTAAATACTTAACACCTGATTTAGCTCTAATAAAAACAGGCTTTCCTTCTTGCCAACTTGCCATCATAGCCATTACAGATGATTTACCTCCATTAGTTCTTATTCTTTTTTTATGACCTTGCGCCCTAGTTGTTTGGTCGTACCTATTACTTTTTTTTACTAATCTTTTACTATTCTTATAAGCTCTTGATGCAGACAAATACATTAGCCCTTCTTTATCAGTACCACCAAACTCACTAGATTCCATACCTTTAGGTACTTTTGATCCTGTTACCCCATCTTTAGGAATAAAACCAACTGTAGCTTTCATTTGCTCGATGTTTTTATTGAATCTGGCCTTCTCAACACCTGTGAATTTTTTATATACTGTTTTAGTTCTAATGGTAAGATTTTTTTTTGCTGATAAATAAATACCTTCTTTTTTCATATAGAATGCGCAATCACTTAATGATGAGCGAACAGCCGCAGGAAATGCTGATTTGTTTAATCTCTCTAGTTTTGCTGTCAAAATTATTGAAGCATCTGTATTTACATTAAATTGAAAGTTTGCCATAAAAAAAATATTTTTTTTTACAAAGTTAAAAATAACCGATTACAAACGACTACAAATGTTTGATACCGTAATTAATTAAAACACCATCCCTACATTTGACAAAACTTTAAAAAATAAAAGACATGGAAGAATTAATGAATGGAACAATCCAAACTATGAGTAGTATTCAAATTTCTGAATTAACAAACAAAAATCATAGTGATGTGAAAAAAGATATTCGCAGAATACTTGAAGAATGCGAAATAGACATGAGGAAATTCTCCCATGTCTCAAAAAACCATCAAAATCAATCAGTTGAAGTTTATAATTTACCTGAAAGAGAATGTATGCTAGTTGTAGCTGGTTATTCTTCAAAATACAGATTAGCTATAATTGATGAATGGAGAATGCTAAGAGATGAATTAGAAATCAATCCTAGAGTTCCAAAAACATTTCGTGAAGCTTTGTTATTAGCAGCAGAACAACAAGAGACTATTGAAAAACAAGCTCTACAAATTGAAGTAATGAAACCTAAAGAACACTTCTTTGACCAAGTAACAGGAAGTGCAAGTTGTTTTGATATGGCTGATGTGGCAAAAGTTTGTAATTTGGGTGTAGGCAGAAATACCTTATTCCAATTCTTACGTAAACACAAAATACTAAGAGAAAACAATACTCCTTATCAACAATATGTTGACAATGGTTATTTTAGAGTGATAGAAAGCAAATACAATAAGCCTGACGGAAGTGTTCATATCTCGCTAAAAACAGTAGTGTACCAAAAAGGGATTGATTTTATAATAAAAAAGTTTAATAAAAATTGATTTTTATGGAAACTAGGAAATGCAAACAATGTGGATTAAATAAAGGCATAATAGAATTTATAATCGGTAGATATAAGTGTAAAATATGTTCAAAAGAATACCACAAAAAATATCGTCAAGAAAATCAGGGAAAATTAAATGAATACAACAAAAAATATCGCCAAGAAAATCAGGAAAAAATATATGAATCCAGAAAAAAATATCGCCAAGAAAATAAAGAAATAGTAAAAGAAAGATATAAAAAATATCATCAAGAAAATCATGAAAAAATAAAAGAATACAACAAAAAATGTAGCAAAGAAAATTCAGCTTTATTAAACCCAACTTATTTAAAAAAACAACTAAAAGCGAAAGGCTTTTGTAAAGAGGATATTGAATCAAATCCAATGTTAATAGAGTTGCAAAAAGCAATAACAATAAATAAACGTTTAACTAAAAACAATCAAAATGAGTAAATTAAAAAACATCAAAGATTTAAGAGATGATTTATTGTCCAACTACAATCAGACAAAATCAGGTGAAATGGGAGTTCCAATGGCGAAAGAATTAGCCAATACTGCTGGTAAAGTTTTAAGTTCTATTAAACTAGAATTAGAGTATAATAAGTATATGGGGATTAATCGAAAGATTGAGTTTCTAAATTTTGAAGAAGAAGATAAATAAACAAAAAAGCCAATCAATTAAGATTGGCTTTCTAATTTGGTAGAAATTACAAAACCCATCGTTTCGCAACTTCTCCAGAACCAAAGTAAGTTTTCCCATTGAATCCAAATATATTTCCAGAAATACCTCCGTAATTACCAAGGTCTGTTTTTACTCCTGTATTCAAATTGAATTTTGTGAATATCCCACTTACCAAAGTAAACAAATCATCGCCCACAACCACTGCATTTGATGTTTTCACGAAAGCAACATCTAAATTCACACTTGATACTGAAGCCATACTAGCTGTACTCCCTGTGTAATTATACTTGTTTATTGCATAATCATTGACTGTTCCGTTGGCACCATTGGTAACATAAATCACTCCTTGTTTAGCGTAAACGTATGGAGAATGATTAAGAGTATTCCCAAATGTAATTCCTGTTACGGCTACCGAAACACTCAAATCAGATAGAGCAAATTGTCTGAAAAAATAATTATTTGTGGCTACAATGTAACAAAAACATAATGCATATCCATTCATAATGAAAATGTCGTTTAGGATTACATTGCTATTGCTTACGTTTGCTCTAATGATTTGCTCCAAGTAATTTACGCTTGGTGTATCGCTTATTAGATTACCATCTGTTTGGTAATACATTTTATCGCTATCATTGAAAGCCAAAGGCAAACCCATTGGAGTAATGATTTCATCAGAAACAGTGTCCAAAACAGACAAACTATAAGCTTTGACTCCAGAAGTATCTAAAATCAATAATAGTTCGTCAGAAGCCTTGAAACCGCTTGATGAGAATGGAAGGACTGTTGTACCCGTTCCTTTAAAAGTATAAGATGCTCCTGGCTGATACAAGTCCGCTGCTTTGGCAAAGAAAAAATATTTATTTGGAAGCAACTCAATTGGTAAATTAATACTCCAAACCGAACCTGATTTTGTCAATATTTGTTCGATGTCGTTAAGTTTGTTCGGGAGTTTTTCCAAAGCTTCAATGATTTGATAGCCATTATTCTCGCTATCCTCTTGACCATTGGCAGTCATTCCCACTTTTTCTAACAGTTTGTAGTGGTTTACCAAATGGTCATTATACACCTCTCGAACCACTGGAGTACCACTGTTTGTATCTGTTTCATTAATTATTGCACCAAATGGATGAGCCGAACTTACTTCTTTTATAAATGGTTGTTGCGCTAGTGTTTTCATAAATTATTTTTCTTTAAATGTATAAAATTACGAATCTTATTGCCCATTGGGCGGTGTTGCCAATGATGATATGGCTTGCTGATGCCCCATCGGTTGTCCACGCTTGCGCAATAGTAACTTGATCCAATACAAGCACTCGAAATGAATCATGTGTAGATTGTTTGAACTGAACACCTATACCTTGTTCCGCTGTCCTGCCAGAATCTTCGGGGTAAGGTGTTGGAGCAGTAACAATATCGCCTACAGAATATCCACTATTGGAAATTTTACATTCTAAAAACACATTTATTCCTTGCAATATTGAACCCGAAGGAAGTCCTGTATAAGCTGTGAATTGACGGTTTGTTAGCCAAGAATCTAATTTTATAATTTTTGTTTTAACTACACTACTGATGTCGTCAATTTTCTTTTTATCTTCTTTGGATAAAAGTCCATTTCTTTCATCAACACCACCTAATGGCTTGGCTAAATAACTCCCAGAATCAGCCCCAATTACTCTTTTTACAAAAGCAGTAAGGTTACTCAAAGGTGTTGTAGCTTTAGTATCAATTGTTCCTGCATTTTCTTCTGTTTGAGTTGCTTTTTTAAGGAAATTAAGTTCAGCAACCATCGCATCCAAACTAACTGCATCTGCTAATCTAACAATAGTTACTCCCGAAGCTGTTTTGATTACCCTAACGTACTCATTATTTTTAAATGATCCAACGTAGGTAGCAGTAAAAGTTACGGCATCTGAGCCTTTAATTTGAGTTTGAGTAGCAAGGTTTATTCCTGATTTACAAATTACACCCTCGTTTTCGTCCATAAATGAAAACTTAATTGGCACCGAAAGCACACCTCCTACATCAGTTAATGGCAAAACAAAATCATTTTTAGAAGCCAATGCTTGTATAGCATCTACTATTTGAAATCCATTTGTAACATTATCAGGCAAATTGTTTGGCACAATTCCGTACTTCCTCATAAGCCGTGAGATAGTTTGGTGAATGTCACCATTTGTTCTCTCGTTTATTCCGGTACCGTTACCGCTTCCATCATTGTCTTTTATTCTTCCATCTGGAAAGTTAAATAAATCCGATTGGTCAACGTTTGGATTACTGTTAAGTATTCTCATGTTTTTCTGTTTTTAAGTTGTTATTATAAAATTAATCATTCTCATTTACAACCCAATTAATTAAAGAATTATAACATTTTATAGTTATTTTACCCTTATATTTATTTGCCATAATTTTTATATAATCTTCTTTCTCTTTTTTATAAGCTAAAAAAGCTTCTTTTTCAGTTGTAAATTCTCCTAAATAATTATTTATTGAATTTTTAGATATTTGTGCGAAATATTTATTTGAACGCTTAAACCTTGAAACACCTATATTATATAACCCTCTATTTTTTTTACTATTAGTAAACAAAACATTTATTTCTTTGGGTACAAAACAACAATTATTAGCTGAATAAACTTTATTACCTTTTTTTAAAATGTCTTTATCTATTTGATAATCATGGATATGATTTTTTTTATACCACTCTGCAAAGTTTTGAAAACTATGCCATTCTTTATCTACAGAACAACCTATGTATGATGGATTTTTTTTTATAGTTTTTTCATCATAGCATCTTGCCAACATAGTTTTCCAAACAGCATAACATTTAGGATTTAATTTTTGTGAATATTTACCATACCCAAAATATCCAAATCCATAAATAATTGGAGTATTCATATTTTTTACATTTCCTAATTTAAAATGGTAATACCTTGTTTTTTTTACTACTGTTCCATCATTAAATTTAACAGATATATTATCAGTATTAAAATATTCTACAATAACCATTGTTCTTCCATCTTGGAAAAAATATGTTTCACCTATTCTATCTTTAATCATATTTTTTATTATTTTTTAAATTACACATAAGATATGAAAGTAAAAAAAACTATATGCGCTGGTTTAAGAGTTAAGACTAATTCTTTAAACTCTTTTTGCCTTATTAATGGTATTTGAGCCGTTGAACCCAATATGTTTCCTGAAATAAAAGCTGTAGCCCAAAGATTTCCGCCAACATTATAAGATTCATTTTCTGTTGACAAATTTGCTATCACTTGAAATTCATTGGCACCATATTGCGCTCCAATTCCGTATTGAGAATCACCACCATATTGAATATTATTTGTCAATGTTCCTGTAATATCATCAGGAGTTTTATATACCCATTGACCACCTTCAAAAAAACGATTCTCGTAAAGGTGAACATCAAAACCAGCTAATTGCAACTGTGATTCAATGTAATCTAAATGCTGTCTTGCTTGAACGTTTCTACCAAAACTCATTTTACGCAAAATTGCTTTTTTTCTGAGTTCAATATCTAAGCTTGAATTTGTAACAATTCCCAAGCGATACTCCCACAAATCACAATCATCAATAGTGAAATTTTCATTGTCAGGAAAACAAGAATCTAAAGTAAAATTGGAATCCTCAACTAATCGAATAAAACTTCTGTTTATTGCTTCGTGAAACAAATCAAAAACACCGCCTTTCTGCATATTGAAAGCTCTACCTGTAGGGTATAATTGCATTGCCAAATCCGACATAAGACTTGGCAAACTTTGACTTTGTGAAATAGGAAACCTATGCGGTGTATTTAGTCCGTGAGGCGTATTTAAGCCGTGAACTGTACTGTCATCTGTTACTACATATCCCATTTTATACGGTATAAGTTAAGTTTCTCAAATAAGGAATATTGCCTAAGTCAAATTTATAAGATACCACTGAATTTCCATCTACAATCAAAGTCAATTGATTAAAGAAATCTCCATTGGCCAAAGCATCTGTAACAACTGACTGAACTCTTCCTGAGTATAATGTATTGTTTTTGTTACGCAACAAATCTGCTCCAGAAATGTAAGGTCGAACTTGATACAACATATCTTTCAATGCACTTTCAATTACGTCTTTTACAGCTTGTGAGGAATCATTTAATCCTGCAATGTTAACATCAACTGGAATCAAAGAAATTGCACTTGTAATGACATTAGCTTGAATTGGCCTTCTACCTCTTTCGTTAATCGGTTTACTCAAATCGGGGTCTTGTTCAATAACAGCCAAAACTTTATTTAAAATTGTGGTTGTCGGTGTTCCTTTTCCATCGGTACTGTCGGGCAAAGTAGCTTCTACGTAAACATCAACAATTCCTGCATCGGTATCACGAACATAAGGATAAACTAGCCTTACTCCTTCCGCATCACTAGCCCATTGTCTGTAGTCTGATTTTGAACCTCCTTGTGGCTCCAACTGAATTGCTCTAAGAATTGAGTCACGATAATTTTCCAACGTTTCACCTGCCGTTGGTTGAGTAGTTACAGCCGTAACCGTAACAGTTTTATCAACTCCAATAACCGGCTCAGTAATTGTCAATTTATCATTTACGCTTAGATTGAAATCAGTACCAGCACCAAGTGATCGCACTTCGATAACATCCGTAGTAGAAACCATTATATGCTCAGAATCCAAGACAAATAATTGCCCTGGATTTAATGCATCTTCATTTGATTTAAACGTTAGGCTTTCACGCAATACCGAACCAATAATTCCATTTACTGAAATATTGAAAACTCCAATTGCATCAGGAAAAGGAGGTCTGTTCAAGTAGATTTGACCGATACGCTCCAAAGTTCCTCCTTGGTCAACTGAATCTGCTGTATCAGGAAAAATGTTGTTTTGAATGTCTGCCAAAAACAAGTACAAAATTTTCATCTGTCCCGACAAAACAAGACTGAAGGCATTCAATGTTCTTTTTAAATCATCATCCGAAAGATTTAGTTTACTCTTAAAATCTTCCGTGATTTTCTGTTGTAATTCAACTATGCTTGGAATTGGCTTCATCTAAATTATTTTATCAATTATTAATTCATTTTTGGCATTATCATAAACCAACTGAAGGACTTTATTCTCTTGGTTAGTTTTTGATGTAAAATTAACAGTTATTTTTAAACTATTAATACCCAATATTGAAACATCTACAGAATAGGTTAACAATGATGTCAAGTATCTCAAATCTTCTGTTACCGCTTGAACAATAGCTAACCTACCTGAGCTGTTTATCGTATTGCTTAACAAAGCCCTTTCTGTTTTTGAATTAAATTGCTTTGCGGTTTTTTCGTTCCAAACTAAATTATTACCCCAATAATCAAATCGCTCTTCCGATTCAGCATACTTTTGCCTTGTGTCGTCCTCAACGTTGCCACCAAACAAAGCTAAATACACTTGTTGATATAAAGCCTCAGCCATCGCTAAATCGTTGCTTAAAACGGCTAAATCTCCGCCACTTCCTGTTTCGTATAATAAAATGTCTGTTGTTTGCATAATTATTTACTGTATTTACCCCAATTGCCTTGATTTCCGCTTAGCATAACAGGAATTCCGTATAAATTGTTAGTGTCTACATCTTTTACTTTATTGGTTGAATCATCTATCACAACTCTTAATGTTCCTCCTTTTTCTTCTGACTTTGAACCTGCTAAGTTTTCAGCAGTACCCCATGTAGGCATTGAACCTCCTAGGTTAGCAAATTGAGAAGCTCCTGATAAATTACCAACTGATTTTGTTGCAGAAAAATCACTTCTAAAATTCGCTAAAGAAGACGACATTCCACTAAAGCTTGAGCCAATCAAAGGTAATCTACTCATCACATTCAATATCTTTTCTAAAGGCGTAAGCACCATGTCTAAAAGCATATCTCCTACAGCTTTCAATCCACCTAACCATCCTTCAAAAGCAAAAGCGTTACGTATTTTTTCTGAATGCTCAATGATTTTTCTAAAAAACATTATCATTAATCCAATAGGCCCTAGCATCAACAATATGATTTCTTTCCAATCGTTCCAATGCTGAACCATGTCTATAGCTATCCAAACTAAAGAGGTTATAGCAACTACAACTAATGTTATTTCCCATAACAAAGCAGCTACAGTTATACCCGCATAACCCGCCCACAACTCTATTGCAGAAAATGCAACGGTAGCCATTCCTGCTAAAGAAGGTAAGCTAGCCATAAAAGCATAAAATCTAAGCATCCATCCACCTACTGTAATAACTGCACCTATAGCACCTATAGCAACCGCTAATTTTGCAAATCCTGTTATAGCTCCAGGATTAGCTTTTACCCAAGTTCTAAATTCTTTCAGCATAGGAACAAGAGTTTGAGTTAAATCTAAAATTGCAGGAATCAAAGTAGTCCCAACGGTTATAGCCACGGAATCTAAATTGTTCTTAAGCATTCCAATACCAAACTTACCTGTGGCCATCTTTAATTGATAAGCAACACCTAAAGCATCCTCATTTTTATCATTGATACTTTTTAATGACTCTTTATATTTATCAAGTACTATTTTATTTTTAGTCAACATTGTAAAAGCAGTAGAAGCTCCTTTGAGTGGAAACATTGCATTCACAGATATTTTAAGCTTCTTAGCACTCTTATCCATCATCAATATCATGTTCTCGAATGACCCTGATTTTGTTATTAACTCTTGTGCATTTTTTACGTGTAAATTAGAAAATATTTGAGGCAACTTCCCTTTGCCTTTTTGTAATGCTATCGCTAAGTTACCAATCATATTTTCCGTCTCAGCCGTAGGCATTGTAGAGGTAGTCATTGCTGCTATCAATGCGTTGTACTCTTGTCCTTTAACTCCTAAGTTTCCAGCAGAAACAGCATTTTTAGCATAAGCCTCACTTAATTGAGCTACTGTTGTTTTACCATATTTTACCGTTTTGAACAATGCGTTTGCCGCTTCCTCAGCTGTTCCAAAATCTTTAGAAAAGTTTCGCATTGCAGCCAACTCGATATTAGTAGATTCAACTAATGTACCCAAACCTGCAATAGCTAATCTATTACCACTCTTTAACCAAGACATTGCTTTTTGTTGTTCAACACCCGCTGAAATTAAATCGTAGTATGATTTCGTTAATTCTTGAATAGGCGTAGAGGTTTTATTTGCCATTGCTAAAATCTCATCTCCTAACTTGGTTAATCCTTTCGCATCAAGATTAGGAAGCAATGTACCAATACTAGCTATCTGATCTTCAAACTCAATAGCTTTATGTACTGGATAAGCTAATGCTGTTGCCATTGTAGCAGATGCAAACATCATACTCTTACCAACTGCATCCATTTTTCTTGATATTCTCATAGAAGCCGCTTCGGCTGCTTTGCCAAAAGAAGTGACATTTCTATTCATAGTATCAACAACATGACTAAATTTATCTACTGCCGTAAATATTGTCGGCACTCTCATCGCTGTCGCCATATCTTTTTTGGTTTTAGAAAAAAACCTCTAGCAGTTTAAGCTACTAGAGGTTTCATGGTTATTTTTTATTTTGTTTATTAATCCGAACTAGCTCATCGTACCAAAACAAAAGTCCTTCAAAATCAATATCGTCACAGTACATATTTTTTATTATTTCAGGTGACCAATGGTGATAATCTACTAAACTTTTAATTATGTTATTTAAGCTATCCGAATCACAACTACGAAAAAACAGCAGCGACTGAACTTATAACATCGTAATCATATCTACTAAGCGCATCCAATATCGCTACGGGTTGACTAATTACGTGTGCAACCATTCTAAGTTGCAAGTTCAACGGATCAACTCTTACATCTAAGCCTTTTGCTATATTAGCCAAGTTTGTTGGCTTGATTCTAGTAATAAAACTTAGTTCAGAAATTGTAACATCACCTTTGTCGTTTTTGATTGGGTCTTTTAATTTGTACTGAGGAACTTGCCCTTCATCAAACGTCAAATACCCATCTATAATAGCATCCAAAATATCCGGATATAAACCTTCCAATTCGTCTTTTTTAGCTGGCTTCTTAACCCATTGGTTAATGAAAACTTCTAAATCATTTAATGCCACTTCCTTACTTACTACTTCACTTGTTTTTTTCATTTTTAGTTAATTTTTGATTGTTAAGTTGATATTAAAGCTAAAGTACCGCCTCCAGCTACTTTTAAAGTCATTGTACCTGCGTTAGAATCTCCTTGCAAGTCTCCTACTGGAATTCCTGTTCCTGTATAAATACCTCCAGAAATAAAAGAAAAAGTCCAGGTGCCAGGGATAGGGCTTTCACATATTTGATTCAATGTTTCCATTTCTCTGTCTGAAATTTGGTCAAAAGCAATTGGAACTTCTACAGACCATCTTGCTCTATTTTTTTGAATCATTAATTGACCGTTAGAAGTTATTTGATTTGCATCATCGTTATTTCTAAAACCTCCTTTGTCAATAGTAGCACTTTCATTGGCTTTAGGAAAGTAACTAAAAGTGCCTAAAACGTGACTACAAGTAACTTGCGTGCAATCACCAAAATTAAAATTTGCCATATTATTTACTTTAAAAATTAAAACCCTGCGCTTGCAGTTGTACTTTCTATTCTAGCAATTCCAGTTCTTTTGTATTTAAAATTAACCTCTAATCTGTTTGGATTAGTTGTTGAAATCAATACATTTAAAGAAGATTTAGAAAATTGAGGGTCATTTATCAATGCTTTACTTGCCAAGTCATCAAAATAATTTCTCACGATTGCCTTCCAATCAATAGGTCTAACGCACCCTTCTACATCAGTAATTTGATTATCACCAACTAATGTCTTATCCTTTACAAAAACTGTTTCTAAACTTCTATATCCATCAGAAACATTCCAATCAATATTCAAATTCCTTGGATATGCATATTGTAATGGCGATTCTCCACTAGGATGATATGTAGTAACCAAATCTTGAATTTGATAAGCACCATTTACCAACATTACAGTTGAACATCCTTTTTTTACCAAGAAATCACGGTTGTTGTAGTCTTTCATATCTCCAATATCGCTGTTTGAAGGAATTGGCATATCAGGATAAGACTGACCGTTTACATCTAAATTTGGTTTGTTTTGGAAAGTTGTTGATGCTAAATAAGCTACGTTTGCAGCAGCTTCAAATGTAAAACCTTTTGAGTTTGGTGCCACACAAATAACATTTGTAACTTGACTTACTCTTGAAGGATTATCTGTGATTGTAGCTAGTGCTGTTTTGTCTCCGGAAACACTTCCTGTGTAAGCAACAAATGGTTTGAATATTAAACCGTTGTATCTACCTGTTGGATTTACTTCCAATGGAACCCCATTGAATGCTTCTAACTCATCCAATTGGTCTGCGTAAGGATTAATCACATCTGTAATCCAAGTGTCTCCAAATTGAGATAATGTCGCTGCCAAATCCACAACTCCTGAACCATCCGTTGAGGTTGTTTGTGAATATGAAACACCCGCAGCATTCAATCCAAAATCAATTGCGATATTTAGCTCGGCACTTGTAATCCCTTTCCATTTAGAAGTAATTGTTGCAACACCAACAGCCGAAGTAGCTGTACAAGGCGCACCCAACACGCCATTGATAGCGTCTCTAATTTTCCCTGCAATGATTGTTGGAGTGTCACCAATTGCAACTGAATAAGAATAGCTTTGAAAATCCAATGAAGTTCTACCGTTTACAACTACTGTGTGAGTAGCATTTGCTGTAGCCGTTCCTGTAACTGTCCAAGATCTAACTGTAGCTGTAGCAGCACCATTAGTAATTTGTGGAAAAACGATTGTTGGAATTCCACCAACACCTTCACCGCTTTTTGGTCGAAGGATTCTCATAATTGAGTGAATTGGAGAACCGTAACCATAAAGTAAAGCAGCTTCGTCTGCCGAAGTAACCTCTCTTTTTGCTACTGTTAATCCCGCTTGATTTGCGGTGTTAGCCTCTCCAAAAACAGCAATAATATGTGGCAAGTTCTGGGTGTCGTTATTGGAAAAATACTTCTTAATATCATATCCACTAACTCTTGAAATTCTATCAAGCCCAACTGCCGTTGAAATTGTAGCCATATTGTTAATTTTTTAATTGTTAAATACTAATTGAAATCCTTTGTTAGTCGAATCTAACGTTACTAAAGTGTCATTTCCTAATAACGGAACACCAGTCCATAAATCTTGATTCTCTTGAATTCTTACTGTAAAAAGCATTCTTGCATATCGAATAAATTTAGCATCATAATTAGAGTGATTCCCAAAGTTTGAAAAGTCAATGTCAATCTTAAAACTTTCTAAATACTTACCTCCGATTAGTCCTGGTGGCAAACCCAAGGTTTGATATTTACCACTACTTAAAATGTATCTAATCATCCCAATGTACAAGAAAACTTTATCTCTAGCTACTAAACTTGCAGACATATTAGGTCTGCCTTCGCCACCACAAAAAACATCTATTACATAAGTAGTGTCTCCTTGCGAGTCTTTTTGAGTAAAACCTTTATAATCCGATCCAGAAAGCATTACAGCAATCATTACATCTTCTGATTTATCAAAAGGCTCTTGTCTTTCTAAAAAAACCCCAAAGTCACTTGTAAAACCTTGTAAAGCTTTTTGATTTGTAAGCTCTAAAAGCAAAATCTCTCCAATTCTATTCTGAACTATTTCAAAACCTTGTCTTGGTATTGTTTCTGTAATTATTGCCATAATCTAAAGTTTGTAATCGCCTAAAATCAAACAAATCATTCCAAGGGTTTCATCAGGAAAACTTTCTCTAACAAAATAGTTTTTGACTTCTCCTGAACTATCCTTGAAACTTACTAAGTGACTTTTTAAAGCAATCTCTTTATTTGCGTTTCTTACTGGATAGCCATTCGCCACCAAGACATCTTCGTCTATGGTGGCTCTGGCATTTTTACTATTCACTTGGTTTCCGTCAGAATCAAATGAAATATAGTGTTTAACCGCCCATCCTGTTATTTGAATAACTAAGCTTCCATCTGGAGTACTTAGTTCAATGTCCTCTAGTGAACCAGTTTGATTAACGTAGCGTTTTACGTCACGCTTTATGATATTCAAAAAAGGAAGTGGCATAGGTTACTTTTTAGGATTTTGCTTCTGAATCTTTTTCAGCTTTTGCTTTAACCTCGGCCTCTGCTTTAGCTTTTGCTTCTGCTGCCACTTTTTCTTTATTAGAAAGCTTAACTTCTTCAATGAAACCAGCTTCTACTAATTCATCAGCAGGACTTGTAAGTTGAGATTCTTCAACTATTTCTCCGAATTTTGCAACAACATTATTTTTTAAACAATGTGCTATAACTAAGATTTTATACTTTGCCATAATAAATTAAGATTAAGCTAATACTTTCATTGTGTAAATCTTGTCAATTGTTGTTGGAACAACTAACGGTGCAGAAGTCAACTCTAATGTTGAACTCAAAGTTCTTCTATCGCTGTAAGCTCTCAATAAGAAATCTTTTTCTACAATAGTTGGAACCATTTCAGTAACACCTCCTACAGTTGACATTGCTTCTGCTGGTAAAGCACCAAAAACTGTTTTTCCTTGGAAATCTGTTGGCACCATAACAACGTTACCTTGATCTAAATAGTAAACGATGTTTCCTGCTGCATCTTCGTAAAACTCATTGTAAGTCCAAATGTTTACAACAAAATCTCCAGCAGCTAAACGACCTTGGTAAGCCATTCCTGTTGCTTCTGCGAATTCTGGCATACCTACATCGATACGCTCAAATCTACGGAAGTCAGCCGTATTTTTTATCTGTGTAGTTTCGATAAAAGCAGAAAAAGCAGCATCTCTCATTACTACATTTACTGAAGCTAAACCTCCTGATTTACCAACTTCTCTAAGGAATTTTAATCCTTTTTGAATATCATCAATTGGTTTTGCTGTAGCTAAACTCCAATAGTCTCCAAGAGTATCAACGTTTACAATTGAAGCCGCTTTACGTTTGTAGTCGATGTTGTCTCCGTTTTTAACTTTAACAATACCTGTTTGCAATACGTCAGCTTGTTGGATTCTAATTGCACGCATAATTTCGTCTTTGTTAGACATTACAGCCTCCAAAGCCGTATCACTCATTAATTTGTTTGCTGTAGCATTTCCAGTAACTCCAAATGCAGCAGTTGTCAAATAGATGTCCTCTTTTGAGTAATCGTAATCCAACTTGTAGTATGGAGGAAGGTATTTTTTTTCAGTTGTTACAGAAAGTTTTCTTTTGCTTCCTTCAGCGAAACGTTGAACATCAACAGCCGCTCTAGCAGTACCTCTTCTTACTGTAATATCTACATAAAGAGTAGGTGTTGTTTCAGAAGGAAATAATCCAGAAAAGCCTTCTCTTACTAGTTGAACTTCTTTAAACGAATCAATTACTTTAGACGTTAGTAATTGGCTGTGTTCTTGAATTGAAATTGCCATAATTAGTTGTCAGTTTTTGCGATTTCGGTAACAACGTTCGGAATGATACCAATATCAGTTAATAAATCTTTTACTGCTTTAGAATCAACTACTGTATCTAAAGTTACAGTTGCAGGCAAGCTTAACAATCCACCATCAACATCACCTTCGATGCAATAGTTTACATTAGCAGTTGCTCCAGCGGCAAGCGTAATGCTATCTTCGCTTAAAAACAAAACTCCAATGATGTTTGCCAAAGTGGCTCCAGCAATTGCAGGAATAATAGTATCAGCAATTGTAGCGTGTCTTAGTACTAAACTAGCATTGTTAATAGTAACACTTCCTGCTGTATCGTTTTTCAAAATAGCTTCACGAAAACGGTTTCCATAAGTGAAAATATTTTTTCTTGTAATATCTACTGTACTTTGATTTCTAGTAGCATTTCTTTGTGTTCCAGTTACACTCATAATTTCTAGGATTTACTAATTAAAAATCAAATGCCGCTTTAATTTCGGCTGCTTTCTCTGGTGAAATACCTCCTGTTGGAGCTACTGTTTGGGTTTCTGCTGTAGCCAAGTCAACTGCGCTGTCAGCTTTTAAATCGTTCAACATACTCATTGAAGCAAGTTTCGCTTGAAACTTATGAGCTTGTCCGTTGGTGATTTCTGCGCCACTTTCAATCCCTGCTTTTACAGCTTCATGATCAGCTTGTGAATACGCCATCCAAGACTCCACTCTGTCTTTTTCTTTTGCCATTCCTTCGTTTAAAATTTCGGCATAAACATTAGGATGTTCTTGTTTGAATTCCTGTTTTGTCATTTTATTAGAATTTGAATTAATATTAGGTTTTGTTTTACTTACTACTTTTGAAATTGGTGACAAAATCATATTTACAACATCGTCAAAACTTGCGATACCATCGATAAATGTTCCTACGGCATCTTTACTAAAAACTGTATGACCATCATCGAATTTTGTTCCTTGTAACTGTGGTCTATTTGAGCCTACTGTATTGATAAAATTCTCATTGATTGGGTCCAATAATTCATTTACCAACATTTCGTAATTATCATTGTTGATAGCCTCTTCAAAGGCTTTATTTTTAGCTGTTGACTTAGTAGCATAAAGCACAACAGTTTTCTCTCCATCTTGGTCAACATTTCCGTGAGGTTTCCCGCTGAATTGAATCATTGTTCCTACACTACCTACTATGTTCATTCCATCCTGAGAATATATTGCTGTACAAGCTGAAATTATTCCATAAGCTGCTGAACCTGCCATCCCTCCTTTATCTATCAAAGCAAAAACTGGCTTGGTTTCTTTTACTTGGTTAATTGCATCAACCATTACCTGAACCGCTGCGCTTGAACCTCCTCCGGAATCGGTATTAATCAAAAATCCTTTTACTCTATTGTCCTTGGCCATTTGCAACATCACATTTGACATTTCTACGGTACCATTTGATGACCTTCCACCATTTTTGGTAATTGGTCCATTCAAATTGATAATTCCAATTCCTTCAAAAGAATCTGTGTTGTTCAAATCGTAAGTGTAATTCAATAATCTTGTTTCGCCTTTTACTTGGTACAGACTAACTGAATTCAGTTTTTTATCCGGAGCTTCTAAAATCAATCCGTTTTGAATGTTTTTTAGAATAGAAGTAAGATGCAATACGCTTACTGAATCTACACACCAAGGTGTTCCGTATATTTCTTTTGCCAAAGGAAAATTCATAACTTTTGTCTTTTAAGATTAAAACAAAAAAGAGTTGACCGCAATTAAGCAGACAACTCTTTTATTTATTTTTTTCGTTCGATGTCATCCCGACATTGTTTTAATTCCTTACAAATGTAAATAATTTTTAATAACAAACAATTATTTATTTTTTTTACATAAAAAAACCACTCTTTGTTATTCACAAGGTGGTCTTTTTTTTTTGCATCGCTATAAAAAATTTTCGAAAAGTATTGATTGCAAATATAGAAAACTATTCTTGAATTACAATAATGTTTATTTTTAATTTTTTTGTATAATTAAATATAGTATTTAAACTTTTTACATTTTCTTATACAAGTTTTTAAAGTATTAATATTCATTGGTATTAAAAAAGAAGCCTCACGTACTGAATTATAAATAACACCCGTATTTATATTTATTATTTTTTTAGGGTTATGAGATTTTGATATTTTAGCTTTAACATTTTCAGGCATTATATATCCTTTCTTTTTACCTGTAACACTTTTACTTATTTTTAATTTATGTTCAATTGAAAGATTAATTCCAAATCCTTTTCCTTTATTTGATAAACCAATTTTTTCTTTATGCTCTTGAGATAGCTTTCTACCTTTTCCATACCCTTTTCTAGCTAAACTACTATTAAGTCTTTGCTCTGTAGTTCTTATTCTTCCTATATTTATTTTTTTAAATTTTTCAAGTTGCTCATCAGACATTTTATAATCTTTATGAGCTTCTCTCATTTTATTTTTTGTATCTTCTGAATGCTTTTTCCCTTTCTGAACTAAAGATATTTTCAATTTAGTTTCTTCACTTCTTTTCTTTCCAGTATTTGCTAAACTTATTTTAATTTTAGATTCTTCCGACATAAATCCTTTTTTATCCTTAGTATTCGTTAACATACAATTCATTCCTTTTTCACCAATAACTGAATATAAATCTTGATAATATCTTTCTTTATCATTTAATTCTTCAATTGAACATTCACAAATAACTTCGAAAAAATGATTTTCTACTCCATATTTAACTAGAGATCTATAAAGTATTGTTTGCCCCTCACAAGCTAATCTTTTATATTGATTAAATCTTGTTTCAATATTTATAGATTGACCAATATAGATTCTTTTATTGGGAGATGTAATTTTATATATTCCAATCATAAAAATAAAAAGCAACGAATCAAAAGGTGGTAGTCTTTATCATCGTTGCGATTTGTAAATATTTTAAATTCGGCTACCACTCCGATAGCACAAATATATAAAAATCATTATATATACTCCAATGCGTATCCAATTTCTTTTGCTTTTTGTTGCTTTATTATAGACTGGTTAAGAAAATCACTTCTTTTTTCTTCCAAACGCTCATACAATCTAACCCTACTACTTTTACTACTGAACCTATTTCCATTACTTTAAAATTTTATCGATTATACCTTCAATTGCTTTTGGATTTTTTTCGTAACTCATTAAGTACATGCAAATTTTATGTTGGTCTAATAAGTCCATTGACATAATGTAATGTAAATTCATTTGAGTAGAATTGTAAAACTGAGTTATACCTTCTGGAGCTACGTGATAACATTCATCATACTTTTTTGTTTCTTTATCCAATGCAGGATATATTGATTTAAGCATTGAACCCAATTTTTTATTTCCATACCTAGCATCTACATTGTTTAAATCATCAAGAGTTTCTATTGCTAGTTGAAACAAAACACGCAATTGTATTGCTTTATTTGCGATGTATTGTTCTTTATCTAATATCAAATCTTCCATATTTCACTACAATTCAAGTTTTAGATTAGTTTTATTACTAGCATTGTTTGCTTGACGTTGCTTAAATTCTTTTGAAATCCAACTTTTCAAGTCTCTTCCGTGAGCTGCTTTATGTCTTGATTTTGTAAATCCGTGGTGGAATATTAATCCTGCTTTGGCTAAATTACTAAACACAGCACCAAAAACATTTACTTGAATAGGAATTGGATTTCCTGCACCATAATACGCCTCTTTCAAATCATCTGAACTAAACCATTTGAATTGCGTCTTTACCCATTGTTCTGCAAAAGCGAATATTCTATTGAAGTCCGTTTTGTTACCGTACATTACGCTTTCTATTGCTTCTTCTTTAGTTTGGATTTCTTTGGTCATACGCTTAACATTTTTTCTGCCATTACTACTCGCTTGGTCAAGGCGATTACATCCTCTGTTGGTACATCAAACTCAAACTTTACGCAGTTTGGCCATTGTATGTTTCCTGGAATATATGGAAGCTCGTACAACTCCTTTTCGTATATCCATCGTACCTGCCAATCCATCATTCCTAGCTTCTCCATTGCGAAGTCTGTTTCTGAAAGCTTCTCTCGTACCTCTATCAGTTGTTTTTCTGTTGGGGTAAAAGCTATTATCTCGGCTTTGTTTAGTCCTAGAAGTATCGCATTTGAAACAACTTGCCAATAGATTTCTTTGTGGTTGGCTTTTATCTTCTGCAAGTCCTCCAACATCAAATCTCTTGATAGTTCGTAGAATGCTTTTGGGTAAAAACATTTCATCTCTACTGCTTTGGTTGAAGTCTTAGCATCAGGTGAACCCGACCAAAAAGGATATTTAGGATGCTGTATCGTTTCTTGCGAACACAAAGAATACTCGATTCCCATTTCTTGCTCGAACCCTATAACCTCCATCACCTTACCCCACGTCAACGCTTGCGAATGCGCTCCTAAATCTATTGAACGACCCAAACACCTTTCAGCTCTTTTTTCCTCGATGTACTTTATCGCAGGTGCGCCAAAACCGTTTTCCCCTCTACCATCTGTCATTAACGCCCAAATGTTACTTGACGTGAAACGTCCTATTCTTAGTTTATTTGCTATCATGCCCTAATTTTTACCTGTTGAACCATAACCACCTTCTCCTCGTTCCGTTTCTGATAGCTCATCAACTTCTACAAATTCTACATCAGGATAAGGCATTACAATTAGCTGTGCTACTCTATCACCATAATGATACTTTTCGTCAGATGTACCAATCATTACTGCTGAAATTTCCCCTCGATAACCACTATCAACAACACCTACGCAATTACTTAAAATCTGTCTTTGTTTATAACAACTTGAGCGAGGGAATATCAATCCGACATAACCTTTTGGTATTTCAATAGCTAAACCAAAATTATACTTTACGTGTTCGGTATCTAAAAATTCAAATGAAGCTGCTGTCAAATCCATACCCGCATCTCCATCTTTAGCATACTTTGGAACAATAGCATTTTTGTGTAACTTCTTTATTTTAATTTGCATCTTTCGGTAATTTAGATGTTAAATATTTAATTGCTTTTTCATAGGAAGCTGATTCCTTTTCTTTGATGATACGATTAATGCTTTCTTTTTCTTCATCAGTCAATTCAACTAATTTCATAAGCTCATTAATTTTATCCGTTTTGGTTACATCCTCATAATCGGCATCAATTGTCGAAACAACGTCTTTTACTTCATCAACGGTTTGCATGCCTTTTAAAATATCAGGAGCATATAATCTACCGAAAAAACTTGCTGCTCTATACTGAAACATTAACTCTGGCATTGTTTGCCATTTTGAACCTGTTTTAGACAACCATCCTTCTGATTTTACCATCAACCAAGTAACAGTTGGCCCAATCAATTTGTTTCCATCTAAATCCTCTGTGTAGGCTCTACAGCCATAATCATCTGATTTCTGTGTTCCAACAAATTCAAACCTCAAAGGCTTGAATCTACCACAAGAATTAATTGAAGCGATTATAAATGTTGAACTCCAACTTGGCTTTCCTTTTATAATATCCAAATTCTGCATTACTTCGAACGGAGAAATCTTCAACCTGTTCGCCATTTCCAAAGCAATCATTGTATTTGGAATGTTGTTTTTGTAAGCGGCTGGAACCAAATCCGAACTTGCTAATCCTTTTGCTATTCTTTGACCATCTTCGAATGAAGCTATTGTACTAAATATTGATTGGTCTGCTTTTACTATGTTTGACATACTACAAATTGTTTAATTCGGTTAATAATTCTCTCAACAAATCACCCACTTTATTTGAACATTCGATTGAAAATGATTTTATCTCTTCGTTTGGTGAATCAAAAAACATTGGGAATCCGGATAAACTTTCGTTCAAAGTTTTTTTGTAAATCTCTTTGTCTTTAGCCAATCGCTTCTCTCTAGCTTTGTTTTCTTTCTTTAGCTTTTCAGCATCTTCTTTGGCTAGTTTTTCGTCAGCTAATCTTTGTTGTTCAGCTTTAGATTGTAAATATTTTTTTGCATCACTTACAAACTCATTAAACCATAAATCATCTCTACCAGCTAAAATTTCTTCGTTTACAAGTATTTTATCAGAAAGAATAAAAGGATATTCAACACCAATATCTTCTTTAAAACCTAACTCCTTTAATATTCCTATTCTTAATTCAACTTTATTTTGAACCCTACCTTCATCCCCTATTGCTATAGATTCTTTTGCATCTTTAATAGATTTTTCAAAAGACAATGTATCACATTCCAATACAAGAGTTTCATTAATTAATACATCACTAAACTCATTTTTAAACCAACCGTTTTCGTCTTGATAAATTCCAATTTCTTCCAATCTACTTTTACGAATATCAAAAATCTTTTGCTTGTCGGCTTCAATTTTTTCTTGTGCTTCTTGCTGTTTTTTTTGCTCGGCTTCAAATAAGGCTTCTTTAGAGGCGATTGCTTCAATCCATACACTTTCCTCTATTGAATGTAAATTAGTTAAATCTATAGGTTCTCCGTAAGCGATGTATGGTGTTAATTCATTAAGCCTTGATGCTTGCAATTCAGAAACAATTCTAGCTTGTTCAGCTTCTTTTTGCAGACGTTCATTCTCTACTCGTTGCGATTCTTTTTCTTGAATGTCGGCACACTTTAAATCCCAAGATGTTTGTATTCTTGCTCTAGATTGTTCGAAAAGAATATCAAATTCTTCATAGTCAAAGTTGGCATTGACAAAAACATCAATCATTGTTTTGTGTAATTCTACATTGTCAATTGTAGTGTCCTGAATTATTCTATAGCATTCAGATTCACAATTGTCAATACGGTTTTTAATGCAATCAACACGCTCTTGCTCTAAACGTTCTTTTTCGGCTTTCTCCGAAGCTTTAATTTCTTCGTATCGTTTTATCTCGCTTTTTTGCTTTTCTTCGTAAGGTAAAGTAATAGCAATCAAATTGTCGGTTTCCTGTTTGACTTCTTTACGGAAGGATGTAAGCTTTGATGCAATCAACTTATCTTGCTTTTCCAACTCTGTACGCCCTTTCAATAAAGCTGTTCGGCTTTTACAAGCAACCTCGTAACTTTTGTTGTCAACAATCTCTACATAAGGATTCTCTTCAACTAATTTTTGTTGCTTCTCTTTCCAACCTTGAAGCTCTGGCAAATTTGATACTTTCAAATCCTCTAATTGCAATGCGTCTTTTTTCATTTTGATTTCTATTTTAAGTTAATTTTTATTTAATGCGTTTCCCAAGGCAATACAAAAGTTTTCAATTTGCTTTCTAGCGTTAAAAATCTTGAAGCTAATCTCTTTGGTAATTTCCTGTACTTCATTAGCACATAAAAAATCATAAGGCATTCGCTTTGGGTCGTTAGGTAGAACACACTTCTCGTAGTACTCCTTGATTATTTCTTGGTTTCGGATCATAGTCTTTATAAAGATTTGATAATGGTTTGTCGTAATCTGAATAGTATTTTGGCTTTGGAAATTCCTTAACCAATAACTCTTTTACTTTTGGATAACCGTCCTCACGGATTATCTGAATGCTTTCGAATGGTGTCATACGTATTTGGTATTTCATTTATTTCGCAAACTTTTTTGAAAACTTTTACCAATGACTTAAAACGTAATAAAGCGTCAAACTCATTTATAGCTTCTACTTCTATTTCTCGATCTACGCATTCGTCATTTACCTCAGTATAGTATAAAACAATATATTTCCTTAATTTGTTTTTATCAGCCATACTAATCACATTTTACCAAGTCCTCAAACTGTAGATTGTGCTTTCTTAAAAAATGATAAATTACCGAAATGGTATTGGGTGCCTCTATATTCCATTTTGTGATTGTAGGAGTACTAAACCCATAATCCTCACAAAAAGACTTTGCTGTTATCTTCTCCCCAGTTTCTCGCTTAATCTTAGAGAATACACCCTTAGTGTCGATGTAAACCTTTTTCTTTCTTGTTGCTTTTTTTGATGTGGCCATAATTAAAATTTTAATGTTTGTTGCAAATATATACATTAATTTCGTTTCACAAACTTTATTTTTAATTTATTTAATAAATTATTAGTTTAAATAAAAAAACCAACACATTTAAGTATTGGTTTTGTGAGTTTAATTTAGTTTAGGTCAAAACGGAAGATCATCTGTTTCTGAACCTGCTTGATCCATATAAGCATCAACAGCACTTTCACTTAATGCTTCACTTTGAACTGGGGATGGTTCTTGTCTGCCCCATTGAATCGCATTTCCTAGAATTGGATAACTTTGCTTTTGCTCTTCACTCATTGCATCATACATCTCTTTTGGAAAGCTTTGTTTAAGCAAGTGAGTATCTTTGCTGTCACCAACTTTGTTCTTGATTTCTATAGCAATTATGTCTAAATAGACTCCTTTCTCTCCAACGAATAATTCGTTCTCTTTTATTGGAATAATAAGTACTTCTACTTTATCCCCATTCTTACCTGTCATTTCACGTTTTACGTGTTTTAATTGAGCTAGATTTAGCTTTACACTAATGTTTCCCATTGTTTACTTTTTAAGGTTATTATTAAAATTTAAGTTTACTAATTATTGCTGAAAGTACCCCAACGCAAATAGAGTTCCCCGCCTGCTTGTAACATTGGGAATCAGATATTAATCCTGAGCCAATTGTTTTTTCAATCATTTCTGTATTAAAGTCCATCAAACGGAACGCTTCGGTTGGAGTCAATCTTCGAATTCTTTGTTGAGTATTAGTAGCTAATCCACTTCTTTCACTTCTTAAGCTCGGACTATAATCTTCATATTCTCTTATTTGTTCTCCGAAATCATTTGTTAAGTCGTAAATAATGGATTTGTCTTTTTCTAACTTTTCAATTTCTTGCTTTGACAACTGCTTTGTTGCTATTCCTTGATTACATTGCGTATCTAAAGTTTGGCTTACTTTTTTACCAACTCTGCCACGTCTTGTTTTTGAACTTGGAACGCTGAAATTTATAGAATCTTCTTCTTCTTCTGCTTCATCATAACCTTTTGAAGTGTTTGCATCTATAATAACTTTTGGTTTATTTCCGCTTCCTTCAGTAGATTTTAAACTTCTTGTAATTCCATTTGAATCATAAACTGCTTGCTCAAAATGCCAACCATAATCAGTTTTATCTTTTAATGGATTAATAATTTCATCAATTACTACCACATTATCCTTTTGAACTGTTGTAAGTGCGTTTGAAGTTCCGTTTTCGTTAATTTCTAACATTTGAATTAAGTTGTCTTTTGTTGTTGAGGTAGTTACGCAATTCATAATATCACTTTCTTCAAATGTAATTTCTTTCGCTTGAAATGGCGTGTAATCCTTACCCCTATTCAAAGATTCTTTTCTTAATCGTTTTCCTTCATCGCTACGACCTACTCTAGCAACTTTCACAATATCTGTTGATTTTCTACCTAGGATTGCGCCTATTTTAATAACAGGTTGTCCGCTTCCATCCTCTCTTGCTCTTGCCGGAATAGTAGGGCAATTATTATCTTCTGTTGCTCTGAATCCTCTTCCGTCTTCGTGGGTTCTCCAAGTACCTATTTCCGTTTCTACATAGCCCAATGCATAACCGTGAGTTCCTGCACAAATATTTGGACTTGTTCCTTTTTCTGAAAACACTTGTGATGCTTGCGTGTCTTGGTTTACGTAGCCTACTTTTAAAATGTTGTCCGAAATGTCAATACTAGAGCTAGATTTTGTCAATGTAGAAGCTACTGAATTTTCGTCTTTATAGTTGATATTTCCGTTATTAAAGTTGTCTTTCCTTGTGTTCAAATAACCTAACATTTTATCGCTCAAAAAATACTTTTCATCAACCTCCATTTCCAGAACGTCTTTTAATCTTTTTTCAAGAGGAAACGGCTTTGGGAATTGAAAGTCATTGTCTTGGTCATCTCGAATGCCAATGATAAAAACTCGCTCTCTGTTTTGAGGGATACCGTAGTGTTTCGCATTCAGCACTTGAAAGTAAATATGATACGGAACTGAATCTTCATAAGGAAAAAAAGTGTGAACACCGTTTACTGATTTACCTCCTAGATAGTTTATCCACTCTTGAAACGTCCTACCATAAACAGCATTTTTGTCTTGCTTGTCGTGAGATAATAATCCTTTCACGTTTTCAAAGATAAAGTATCTTGGCTTGTTTTCTTTGATAAATTCTAATGAATTGAAAAACAATATACCTCTTTGGTCATCTTTCCCCATTCTTTTTCCTGCCATACTAAATGCTTGGCAAGGTGGCGAAAACATCGCAATATCTAAACTTCCGTGTTTATCAGTTAGCTCTTTTATTGGAGTATCGTGAACATCTTTTACATAATACTCTGGTTCTTCAAAATTAAGCAAATATGTTTGTCTAGCATATCGGTCCCAATCAGCTGCATAGATATTTTTGAACTCAATTCCTAATCTTATTAGACTTTGCTCAAAAGCTCCAACACCCGAAAATTGACTTCCTATTTTTATCATAATTTTTTTCCTCCGTGAATTTTTGATAGTTGATATTGTTTTGAAAGTTCCGTATTATTCTCTAGCTCTAAGTTATGATAATTGCAACACGCTGCTAAGTATCGTTTATCGATTAATAATGGAATGTCGTTTTCTCTTGCCCATTCATCTGCGTAACCTTTTCTACCCATACGATGCTCCACTGAATTTGCTACATTCTTGCATCCATCTATAAAACATTTGAACTTCGCTTCTGATAAAACTTCTATTCTTATTTTTTCGTATGCCCTGTTCAAAACAATTCGCTTCTTAGAAACTTTCGGAATCGGCTTCATTGGCTTTAGTTTAAGATTTACTGGCGGACCATACTTAAACTTACAAGCTGAAGAGCAGAATTTCTGAAAAGAATTGTATGGTTGAAACTCTGCTCCACACTTGCATTGTTTAGTTTTAGAGCGCAACTCTCATATTGTTTAGACCTGACTGCTCTTGCTCTTCTTGGTTGATTAAATCCATCAAATCAGGTTGAGCTTTTTTTCCTTTGAATAGGTACATCCAAATTTCTTTTTGTAGGTCATCAAACAAATCTGTTGCCGGAGCATTGATATTGTCATCTGCATCTGTAAATCGAATTGTAGGAGAAGTGATTCCTGCTTTACCGTTTTCAGTACTACGGTAGCCAGTAATTGAAATTCCTAAATACTCATTCTTGCCTTTCAATACAACTTTAGAAACAGTAAACCTGTCGATTTCCTCTTGTCTGCCACGAATAGCAGCTCTCAAAGCTTCCTCGTTTTTACGGTTGTTTTCCCTTGCAAATTCCCAACCATCTAGTGTTTCCATACTCTCAGCGAAAAGTTCTTTGAACTCTGCTAATTTATCGGTTAAATCAGGATGTGGTAAGGTGTCGGATTCAATTGTAATCATTTCATTGTTGTTTCCTTTTTCCCAAAACGATACATCTAATCCTTTTTTGTTGAGCTTTACTTTCTGTAAGTCAAACTCGGCTAATGTCAACTTTTTCATATTTACGGTTTTAAATTACTTGTGATAAAATTTTGTAAATGTCGTTTACTGTTTTTGCGTACTCAAAGTTTTCATACGATAAATTACAGCCAAACTCTTCCTCTAATCGCATTTCTAATTCTACTTGATCCAAACTGTCAACTCCTAATTCGTCTCTCAAATTAGTAAACTCTGTAATCTTTTCCTCTGGAACATCAAACAATTCCGAGATTACTAAAACTACTTTTCCCTTTTGCTCTTGTGTTAATTCTGCCATATTGCTTTTTTTATTGGTTACTTGAAAAATAAATCTAATTCGCTTTGTGTACTTTTTACTCTACCATAAATTCTGAAAATCATCTTATGCTCTCCACGTACAAATTTAAGGTTTATATTATCAATGCATTTTGTGTTATCGTCTTTGATAGTGTTGGTTGTAATAATTTCCTTTTTATGAGACAATGCTCTATTAATCTGTGATTGGGTAGGTGTTTTCAAAATATCTAAAACAAGTTTTAGCCAAAAATAAGCAACATTATCTAGGTCAATATCTTGTGGTTTATGATACTCAAAATCTATTTTTAATTTATCTAATTCTGGAAGATTTTTAAAATAAGGAAATAAAAAACCCTTTGTTTCTTGAATAATTTTTGAAGTTAAGTGATATGAAGTTCTGTCCGCATAAAATAAATTCGCAGTTAAGAAGTAATCTTGATGAGTAACTAATTTTCCTTTGCTATTAAACTTTTGCTTTTTATAAACTAAAGTCCATTTGGTCGGAGGTGTAGTTATTATTATTTCTTTTATTAAATCCATTCTATAAGTATTTGTTAGTTATTCCATTTTCTTTTTCAAATTCAACTCTCGCATTATAAGCCTCTATCTCATCCACAAACATTCCAATTGCAATTTGCTTCCCATTAAACCTAATTGATGAATACCATTTATTATTAGACTTAGACCAAGAAACACCACAATATTTAGAAGTAGTATTTTTGTTTTTATATCTATGAACTCCGTTTTCTCTACGAGTAACCCATTCAAGATTTTTATAAAAATTATTACATTTAATTTCATCTTTATGATTAACCATTTCTAAGTTGTTTGGATTGTCCAAAAAAGAATAAGCAACTAGTCTATGAACTTTAAATGATTTTTTACAAATTTTATTATACAAAACAACCATTTTATAACCCTCTCCATTATTTGCAGACTTCAACATATTTTCTTTTTTTAAATAAGAAAACTGACCGTTTTTAATAAATCTTGGCAATGTTTTAACCCTACCTAAATCACTAACTTGATAATAATCCTCATAGTTTAAAATAGGCTTCCATTGTTCAATTTTAAAAACTTTGTCAAATTCACAAAAGTATTTAATTGGTTCTAAATCTAAATTTTTACTATAATCCATAACTAAATAAAATAAAAACGCCTTTACAAATCTATCAAGGGTCTCACTTCTTGACTTCATTGCAAAGGCTAATCTTTTATGTTTCAAAGTGTGAGACCGAAACAATTACATTGCAAATATATAAATTTTTATTTAATTCCAATTTCAAACATTTTCCTAATCAACTTCTGCATTGCCGTTGCGTGATCGTATTCCTCACGTAGTACATCGTATTCTTTGTTGGCTTGTCGTAAATTCCAAACAATACATTTTGACTTCTCTAACCAATGAATTAATTGCCTGTTCAAAGTCCAACTATCTAATCTAAAATCTTTTTCCTCTTGGGTTAATTCCTTACTCATTTATTCTTACTTTTTTAAAACTGTTAAACACTTCTGAAGTATAGCTCACTTTATTTCGAACTACAACGTGGCCTAAGCGATTTCTTTGCTCTGGAATTTCAACATTATTTTTGTCAACCAATGTGAAAAAATAAAGTAATTCTCCAATTGAATCTAATCTTAAATACTTTCCGAACTGTGTTTTATAAACACTACCTAATACTGCTTTCATTGTTTTTCTTTTAATTTGTTATAATAAAAAATTATTGTCAAAGCTATGGATTCATTTAAGTCGTTTTGAGCAACTTTTTTTGGAAACCGATGCTTCTTTCCATTTGTATCAACTTCGATGTACCACGCTCCTGAAACTGATACCGGGTACACCGATATATTGTTTTGGCTTAACAAATAAATTTGTTCTGGACTAGCCGTTTTTTGAAATGAATTTGATTTCTTCTTCAAGACTTTGTTTTTCTTTTTGATGTTGTTTTTTTAGCTTTTCAATTTCTAATTCTAACAATCGCTTTTCAGATAATAACTCGAAATTCCTTTTTTCCTTTGTGACATATTCCATTACGGCCGATTGGGTTATTGTTTCCAAATTTGTACAATATGCTTGCAACCGCCAAACTGATTGTAATAAAAGTATCAATTCATCTTTTCTTGAATCACCATCTTTTAAAGCTGAGGACCATCTTGTAAATGCATCACCCAATAATAACAAGTCCTCTTCTTTTCGATTCAAAGCAATCCATTGACTTGTATCTGCAAAATCAAATTGTGACCTTCTTTTTTTTAGGTATTCCAAATGTAAATTAGCTTGATTTATTTCTAGCTTATTTAATTTTTCTTTTTGTTCTTCTATATTCATACTCTAAATTTTAAAAAGGAATGTCATCATTATCATCTTCTTCTTGTTCTTGCATCTCTTCATGTATTTGCAATCCAATTGGCTTAAACTTTTCTTTTTTAGCATAGTACTTATTCCCTTGATCCATCCAATAAAATCTTGCCAAATGTCTATCAAAGAAAAATTCTACTTTTCCAATGGATGCTACACTTTTTGGTTTTGCCTTGGTTATAATCACATCTACCGCATTTGGATGTCCGCTTTGTCTGTGAACTGTTATCATGCATTTTCCATTATCAAACCAAGATCCTCCACCCTTTAGGTCGTATGGTGTAGGAGGCCTTCTACAACCATCTTTGTCTAGCTCTGTTTTTACAGGATGTGCAATTATAGCAAAATGCATTTTATGTAAATCAGACATTGCGTTACGGTAACTCAAAACATCATCCATGTATTTGTCATCCCTAGCAAATGTTTCTCCATCCAATCCAATCCCGTGCTTTAAATCCTTCCAAGAATCAATTGTTGCTGTTTGAATACCTCCGTCTGTTTCTTTATTAATTTGTCCAGCTAAATCCCAAAAAGAATACGGGGTTAATTTTACCTTTAAATCAGTTTTAATTAATATCTTAAAATGATGCATAATCCATAATAAATGCCTATCAGCATCCTGCTCAGAAATGTAATTTGAATTTACAAATCTCTTGTCAAAAGTCTTTCCTGATAATTTATGAATTAATATTGCTATTGCTTCTTCTCTATCACCAACGTCAGGAACGTATAATAAATGCTTCCAACCATAAAATAAAGAGGTGTTTAAAAGCAACTCTAACCAAAACTCAGATTTTCCAGAAGCAGGAAATCCTGTAATATCTGTGCATCCAGGTAAAGCCATTGTATAGTGTTCATCTAATAAAGGAAATCCAAGATAACAACCTCTTAATGCACCTTTTTCTCTATAAGACATTAAACTTTCTCTAGAATTATTATAGTCTGCTATTTCAAATCCTTTTATCATTTTTTTATTTTAATAATTAATATGCCCTGCTTTTTTTTCTATTTTAGGCAACATTCTCATACTTCCTGAATTTTTGGCTTTACGAATCCAATTCTTTAATGTAAGAAGCCAACCTAGTTCAGTTGTTATGTTTCCTTTCTCAGACCATCGCAAAGCTTCCTCTATATACGCCTTCAAATCAACTCCAACATATTCTTTAACAAATTTTTCGTCAGATGACAATTCTTTTCTCAGCACTTGGTAGTCACTCCACTTGCAATCTCGAAAATAAATCTTTGATGATAATTTCTCTTTTGATTCTTGTTTTGAAAGTTCTTTTATCTTAAACTTTATTTCCTTTACTGTTGGTTCCCTATCATTTGCTTTTTCATAAGCTGTAATCCAACTTCGAAGCTTTTTTAGTTTTTCCATAATTAATCGTTATCAATTACAAATTTTACTTTAAATATTTCTTGTACGTGTCGGTGTTTTTTAACTCCGTTGTAACTCATTTTATGCTTAACTGCATAGTTAGGCAAAGTTTCTAAATTCAGATACCTTCCAACTTGTTCAATAAAGTGAACTAAGTCATTATTTGTAAATGCTTTCTCTTGCATTTTATCATCTAAAAAATCCGATAGTTTCTTACCGTTGTTGGATAAATTCATAGTTCAATTTATTGAATTGCGATTAGTAGGTAGTTATGCGTCATCTTAAAAGACCGTTCCATTTCAACATATCACGAACAAAAGACCAATCAACAAATGGACGTTCCGCAAATTCCTTATCATATTTCAACGGACAACCTAATGCGGCATCATCAATATACATTTGAGCATAAGCCTTTGGGCTTGTTGTCCAAGTGTGTTGTGTTGGATTAGTTTGTATTCCGTAAAGTGGTATATCATTCGCTTTAAACCAATTCACAGCATCAGTTAAATAGTTTCCGCTTTCAAGGTGCAATTCCTTGTTCTCTCCAGTCGGATTAACTATATCGCTTCGCATTGTAAACAAGACTAATTGATGTCCATTATCAACCAATGCTTTTAATACAGGAACGGCATTTATATCCTTTCCTACTTTTGGAAATTCGTGAGTTACACAAGTTCC